GTTCGACGGTAGCCGGTCGGCTGTCGAACGGTACGCGCCTACCGCCGAATTGGTCAGGGCATGGCGGCGTATCGACATGCAACTTAACCCAGTTGCGTATATGGGTGAGTGATCGACCATGATTGACCATTACCGTTGCAAGTCGTTTCCCGTGGCTGTTGCCACTCAATCGCATTATGAGGCCAAAGGTTATCCCGTGGAGCTAGTCCCGTGGGGTAGGGGCTACATGGTACGAGTCCATCGTTAATAAATCGTTGTGGGGCATGGCGTTGTGGCCGTGCCCCTCTTGTTTAAGGGAGATTCAAAATGTCCATTACCGTTAAAGATGTTGCCGACATGGTGGAACGTGTTGACGAAAAACTATCGCCATTGACGCGCTATGACGGTTTCCAACCCTATGAGGGCATCTATCGCCTTGGCGACTGGGGATATGTGACGGAAACCGAATATAACAAGGCTTTCGAGCATGAAGATGGTTGGGCGCAAGACGCTTACATTTTGGACGGTAACGGTGTGAGCCATACCCGCATTAGTCAGCTAATTAACGAAGACGATACCGGTAAGGCAATTTCCGATTACATCAATGAGCGTTTCAACAATGACCAAATGGACGACGTTTTCTACACCGAAGCCACCGAAGAGGGTGAATGCTGAGAGTCTTCTAGCCGCCTACTCATTCCAGAAAATCAATCAAAATCGAATCTTTACAAGTGAGGTAAACCAAAATGAAGAAGCTGACCAATGACCCGTCGCGTAACGTGAATGCCGTGAGCGGCATGTGGGTGCGGTTGCGCAAGGATGGCTCGAAATATGATGTTCGGTATGTGAACGCTCGGGTTAGACGAGTCTGGTCACTTTCCCAGACTTCGCAGGGCACGGCGTGGAATGTTCAGGCCAAGGGAGTCCAGTATGAGGACTTTTTGAATGGCATGAGGTCAAGCTCCGTTGACCTTGAGCATGGTTGGATGCTCATACCCGATTCCGAGCGTATGAAGACAGTGCCGGTGCCGGTACCTACCGGAATGGACGCTAAAACGGTTGGCGGCATTGTCGCGCACCCATCGATCGATGCAAACTGGAAGTGTGAGGAGGAACGCTTCACGAGCAATGTTCAGTGGCCGGTGCCTATGCCCGAGGACGCGATATTGGAAGACGAGTTCATGGATGATGAACCCGCGCCGGATACACAGGAGATTCCCGAAGTGCCGCCGAAGGTGAACAGTTTCGCCGTCTCCTATTGTACGATGCCTGACCTGATGATGGCTAAGGAATGCCCCGAATTGCAAGGTTTGGGCCCTATCCGTCACTTCCGTACCAGCAAGGGCCGCAAGGTGGCCTACGTTGCTTCGGCCAATGGCAGGTGCGTTGTCGCCTACCGTGCCCGTTATGAGCGTGGCAGTGACAGGCAGTTGGAAAAGGCGGTGGCCGATTACGTGGCTACCGTCCGCGACAAGTGGGTTAAGGCGGCGTGACATGAGCGAGATTCGGGAGAAAGCCGTACGCCTGTTGTTGCAGGCGGCTTACGAGATGGCCGCCGATAACGCGGATAGCGTGGCGGATATCTTCGACTGCCAGCATGGTTTTATCGATGATTTACGCCGTCGTGCCATGCTGAAGCTGGACAAGCCATACACCGCGCCGGACTTCGATACTGCGGAACAGCAGATAGCCGAAACCGGTTAGTCGGTGGACATGCTCGACAAGAGGGCGCGTGAGGCGTTCTCACAGAAGTATTCCACCACGTATGACCGGTATGAGTGCGCTATCGGCTGGTGCATCGACGACATGCTGGGGTGGGAATGATGGAAGTCAAGATACCCACTAGCAAGATTCGTGAGGTTCTGGAGTCCTCTGGCTATGCGTATACGCCGGATAATATCGCGGCGGTACGCGCAAACATTCCACTCCACACGTCTGACCTGATTCTGGCGGCATTGAACGCCACCGATTTACCCGACAAGCGGTTTGCTTTGCCACTGTTCTAAGGAGCTTTTCAAATGACCACTTACTATATGCAAGACAAGAATGACTATTACCGTTACACTCGAATCAGCAAGCCACGCGCCTACTGGGAGTGGCTGACCGACGCAGTGGAATGGCTGGTCAGCTGGCATGAGATCAACCCGTGCACGTTCCATCACTGCGGTTGGCGTTTCTGGCACTGGGTGTCCGCATGGGCCTACTGCGAGGCTATGGAAGGTGGCTATATTGCGGAGCAGTCCTATCTTGACTCATATTGCAAGGTGGAGTATTCCGACAATGGCCGTGTGGCGGTCATCCGCGCCTATTGATTCCTGCCGCCTGGCGTTTTCCTCACTTCCGCTGGGCGGCATCCCATACCTATAAACCAAACCAATACTTTTTAGGAGATTATTATGAGCGCCACTATCAAACTTACGTTGAGCGACTACAGCGTCCGAGAACGCTTGGACGGCTGGTGGCGTATCCCTACGGTCGCCCAATACTTGTATCCCAATGGCGAAACCCAACAGTTCATGAACATGCTGGACGAACTGGACGGCGTGGTACACGATACTGAGGCACAGTATGAAGACAGGTTCTCGTTCGATGATTACGCTGATTTTCTTGAGAGTCTGGCACCTGAATATCGCAAGGCGTTTCCCATCGCGCTGGACGGGTGGAAACACAAGGCGGGTGAGATTTACATCTACTGGTAAAAATTCGGATACTATTCTATCCCAATATGGTATATGATTGATACCATCTGTTAACCGTTAAGGAGGTTGTTATGGGTAAGCTGGTAGCCAATATCGATGATGATGTCAAGGCGCGTGCCGCCGCGCTCTACGATTCCATGGGCATGAGCCTGAGCACCGCCGTCAACATGTTCCTACGCCAGTCTCTGGTGGACAACGGGTTGCCGTTCAAGCCGACGCGGCACACGCCGGACGGTTATCCGGTGCCGCCTGTTCACAATGCATACATGTTCGAGCGTTCGGAGAAGGGCCATGTGATACTGCCCGCCGATTGGGATGATTCGGAGGATGATGTCTATGACCAGTACGCCAAATGAACCGCGCCTGTATGACGTGTGGCTGATGTGGGTCGAGTTTCCCGACCATCCCGGTATCGGGAAGCCGCGTCCGGTGGTTATCACCGAGGTTGACGGCGATCTGGTGTCGGGTATCGTGGCGAAGATAACCGGCAACACTGATTGGGATGAGGCCGGTGACGTGCCGCTGCTCGACTGGAAGGCCGAGGGGCTGTTGAAGCCGTCGCTCGTGCGCTGTTCGCAACGCTTCTACTTCAACAGGAGCGAACTGCTGCAATGGTTCGGACGACTCTCGTTGAGGGACGCGGAGCATGTTAACGACGGGTTGAAAGCCACATTGGACATTCCACCATACAGGCGAAGCGTATAGCCGTTATCGTTTTCATGATGTTTTTGGCGAGGATACCCCGGCCCTTGTGGTCGGGGAGGAATCGCCTTCTCCTTTTCAATCAATTACCGCGATGACGAGCATCGCGGTAATTGATGGCCTCATGGACTTGTTCTATGAGGCCATTCTTATAGAAACCATCATTTAGAACCGCATCATAGGGCTTTCTATGGTGCGGTTTTCACATAAATCAGCATTTAGACGGGACTTTAGAGCGTTCTATTGTTCCGTCAATCGTTTTACCGAACAATACAAAGGAAGGTTTTGTCATGGAAGACAAGTTGGAGAATTTGCAGGCGTTGATTGAGGGCTCGGGGCTAGGGGATGTACGCCAAAAGGTGCGGGGCATGTCCGAGGCGCGGGTCCTGTGGGTATTGGATGGATATAAGATTGATGGGTTGCCGTCCGGCCGTGAGTTTTTCATCGAATGGGATTCGCTGGAGCACGTACAAAACCAGTTGAGGGAGCTTGCGGACGGCGGCTATGACGCCGACGATGACGTGGCCCAGATGATGAATGACCTTGTGCCTGTCGATACGGCGTACAGTCGTATGCGCAAGGTCCGCGCCAGCTTGAAGTTTTTCGCCGCGATGGCGGAAGGCGACGGTATGGAGACCTACCGTATCTCCCAGCATGTCACGACAATCGAATACCGGCAGGTCAAGGCTCCCAAGGGATTGACCTTCGCTGAACTGTGCGATTGGGTGGAGGAGAACGGTGACGGCGATCTATACGACGTTGACGATATCGGCAGTGACGTATTCGCCGCCAGTCGCCAGGATGGTACGGAACTTAGTTCCAAGGAGTCGAAATGATTACCGCGATCTACCGTTTCGAGCGTTTCGACCCCGCCACCAACACCGAGTTGTGGCGGCGTATACCACGCTGGAAGCTGCGTCTCATGTGGCTTCAAGCGTGGCTTAAACGCGATAAGGCGGCTCGAATCGGCTACCGGGCGTGGTTGTACGCGCGTGTTTCAGGTGGCGGCGAATGGCTGACCGGCGACATGCTGGACTGGAATCAGGAGGTGTCCAAGTGAACGTCGAACGTATGGAGAAAGCCTTGCACGAGGTGTGGAAATACTATGACGAAGCAGGGGAGACTGGGCAAAACTATGTGCTTGACCCGGATAATCTCACCAAGTTCGCCGCCGATCTGTGCAAGGAATACGAGAAATCTTGATACACTGAAGGCCACGGGACTATCTTGTGGCCTTCTGGGAATTAGCGAACCAAGTACAAGAGGCATGATGTTTCGTCATGCCCGAATATTCTTTCAGGAGGAACTATCATGTCCATCAAAACCACCATCGTCCACATGCCCAGCGGAAAATGGCGTTTGGAAACCCGTCAAGGCGCATGGCCGATAAACCGCAATTGGAATGGGTTCAACACGTGGCCGGAATACGATCACAAGCCTACGAAAGAGGAAGTGGATGTGTTCGCACGTGAACTGTTCAAGGCCATGTTCGGTGTGGAGCCGATATTCATTGGTATGGAAGATGACGAATACGAATACGATTCCCGTGCCGGTCTTTGACGGATAAGTGGAAAACGTGGGCCCGATTATACGAAAACATGCTTTTCATTCACTGAAACCCGTGAAGATCAATAAAAAATAGATTTTCACGGGTTTCAAGCTATGATAGGCGTGTTATAAGACGCCGCTGCCTCTCGTGGAAGCACACTAGGGCGGCATTCTTATTCCTCCTTTGCCGATTTGATGGCTCCGTCCAGAAATTCCATCGTGCAGCGGAACAGTTCGGATTGCACGTATGCGACAAGCTCATTTGAGACCGTCATGTGCTTGCATGCCTTGGCCTTGTGTCGGTATCCGAGAATCTCGGCGTTGTACAAGCCCATCGCAGCATGCACGCATTCATGGCTGACGATATGCGGCAGCAGGTGTTCGCGGCTCAAATAGATCACGCACATGGGGGAGTTCCCGTATTTCACCACATTGGTCTGCGTGTCGATTGTCGCGGACTGCATGAGGGTGATTCCGGCTGTACCGTTTTCGAACGCGGCATCTCCAATCGGCCTGTCGAGGTCATCGGATTCGATGGAGGATTCCACCGAGTCGATGCAGGCGGCTCTCCGCATGGTTTCCTCGGTATCGTACACGCGGACTTCCACGCTGACCTTGTGCGCGAACTCGGTCAGGTCGATGATGCACCTCTGATGGGGAAACAGCGTCTCAGGTTCCTTGGTCAATGTTTTCTCCGATTCTCGATGATGGCGACGGCCCCCAGTAGGAGCGTGAACAGGATGATTGGGATCGCGCTCATTGCCCGCCGTGAATGGTTTTGCGCGCATGGTTCAGCTGCTCCGTCAATGCGGGTGTCATTGCGGCCAAATGCAGCGAAGCGGTCAGCATGTGCACGATCATGTAGCTGGCCCACGCATTGCAGCAGGCGATCATGCCCTGCTGCCTGAATGGTCGGCATAGTTCCCCCTTGGCTTTGCGCGTGTAGTATTCCTCAGCGGTCAATAGTTCACGTGGGTGGAGGCATTCGACCATTTCGTGCCATGAATAGAATGTACGGCAATGACTCGCTTCTCCGTCGTACCATCCCACGCTTAACGGCTGAACGGGCTGGCCAACCCTATTGAGAACGAGAAGGATTCGACACCAGCCAAAAGAGGTTTTCAGCCAGTATTCACCTGAATCAAACGGCATGTAATAGCCAGCCAGCCCAATCTTCTTAGGCGCGGGACGGGTGGCATAGGCGAAACCGAGGAGCGAGACCACGAGCATAGCTGTCGGGCCTGTCTCGAACCAGTAACGAACTTTACCTTCATTGTCCCGGACTTTCCGCCCTCCCCAACCGGCGCAGACTCCAGAAGTGCCTACCTCAGCCTGACACTTGTTTTCCGTAAAGCGGATGAACTGGTACACGTTCGTACTGCCTTTGACGTGAATCAGGTCGCCGGGCTGTAGGTCTTCCCATGCGACGCGAATCTTCTTGCTCACCTGTGGTCCTCCTTGCCGATATCGCTGAATCTTGTGTAAAGCCAGTCGTTCACGACGTACGTGTTGTAATCATCCTGTTGGATGTACCACCAGCGGTTTTGATGGCCGGCCTTCAGATACTCCTCGCACGTGTGGTCGATGGTGTTGTCGGGGTTGACCATCTGCCTGAACGACAGTTCATCGACCACGTTGTTGCTGGCCACGAGATCGGCTATCCGTTCGATACGCTCCGGCGTGAAATCGGGGGTGACCACGTACACGACACGTACCTTCTGACGGTCGAACCATTTGCGGGGCAATGCCAACGCCACGTCATCGGACAAGCTTGTGGGACGCATGTGATACACCACGCGGTTGAACCTGACCTGCTGCATGACTTGAGCCACGTTGCGTCCGCATTGGAAGTAGCTGGTGTGCATCTCGGTTTCCGTGAGCCAGTCTCCGGCCCTGCGTATCGCCTCCCGGTAGAAGGCGACACGTTTCGACGCTTCCGGCTCGCGCATGGGGAACAGGGGGTCTCCGCCGCCGCTGAAGCTCAGGAACCTCATGGGGTGGCGTTCGCTTTCACGGCTGATGGTCCGCAGCGTGGCCTGCATGTCCGTCACCGGCACGTTCAATCCGGTTTTCCTTACGATGCAGTAGGGGCATGTCCAATGACAGCCGAAATTCGTGATAACCGAATAATGTCCGTTCATTGTGTTTCTCCGATCAGTTGTTCCATTTCACTCACGTTGTCCTGCTTGCGTTTCAACGCCACGCAACGACGTATCCACTCGCGTTTGCGCTTATAGACGTTTGTTATCTCCACATTGCTCAACAGTTCGTTGCATGAGCAGACAAGCTGGGGAATATCCGACTCCGAGTCCGTTTGCACGACGGGTTTCTCCCCGCAGACAGGGCATTCGGGAACCGGCTCGTCAACCACTGCCTTCAACCGTCTGCAACCGGTATTCCACTTCTGAACACTCTCGTCTTCAAAAAACGAGGCGAACGAAAGGATGCTTTCGACGTGATCGCACCATTCCAAGAGCTGCCACGAGTCTTTTTCCAGCCAGTAGTCGCGGTAGTTGCGGGTGACGCACACATGCTTCAGTTTGGGTACGAGTCCGCAGATGGGGCATGGTTCCACTACCGGTGGTTCAGGTTCCGGTTTTTCGACCGGTTCCGGCTCCTCCAAGTGCAACAGTCGTTTCAGCCGGTTCACATGCCCCTCGATTCCATCGACTCGTTGAACGCCTTCTGAAACGCTTCAACACCGGCTTCAACGGCCTTTTCGACGGAACCGTCGGGCGGCGGCATCACGGTCGCGTGCGCGCATGGTCGCATGTCGTCACCTATAAACACGCTGCCCGGTTCCAGTTCGCCCACCACCGGGACTTCCACGGTGAACGTGGCTAGTTGAAGCGCCTTGGAATACAAGCCCAATACCACTTCCGTGGTGCCAAGATTGATGCTCATTGAGTAATCTCCCTGTGTCCGAGGAACTTGTTGACGAAGAACGTCTGACCTTTGCCCGTGACTTTCGGTGTCTTGTTGATGGTCGTGTGACCGTCCGAGTGAACCACGGTGGTTTCCTTGATCTCGAACAATCCCAATTCCATAGATTTCTGCGTGGGCATGTTGCGAGAGCTGCCGGTTTTCATCAGCCATCCGTTGTCCCTCAGCCACGCGAACAAGCGCGTGCCGCCAATATCCACGCCATTGCCTTTCAGGACTTTCGCCAAGTCGCCCACGAGGATGCTGGTCTTCGAGGTTTCCACAGCGTCAGCGAACAACGCTTTGGGACGCATCCGTTCGACCTGTGCTTGGGCCTTCTCCTTTTCCGCCCGCTCCTGTTTGATTTGTGTGGCAAGTCGGATAAGGAAGTCGGGTTCGGTGACTGCCTTTTCCAAAGTCGATTCGGTCATGTACGCGCCATGTTTGCGAATCGATGGCAGCACCTCATGCGTCACCCAGCGTTTGAACTCGCGAGCCTCGGGCTTGCGGCTGCGTAACACGAGGGAGTACAAGCCGGACTCGGACACGAAAACGGGTGCCTTGCCGCCGTTCTGGGCAATGTCCGTAGTACGGATATTGGTGATTTCATCGGCATCGAGGTATTCCCGAATATGGTTGGTGGCCGTACCGAGAATGGCGCATACGTCCGCTCCAAGGAACCACGGGTTGCCGTGTTCGTCGGTTAGGACACGCACCTGAATGCCGTTGAAGTCGAATGGTTGAATCTGATTGCTCACTTGTCGTCTCCTTCCTTGGATTGGTTTTGCGAAACCTGCATGATCTCCCACACGTCCGCGTCCTCCGACAGGCCGGACGCGAGACGGTAGAAGTCACTGAACCGGTAAAGCGGATTGCTGTACGCATCCTCGCCCTGCTGAGGCAACTGGCCTCGATGTATCCAACTACGCAAAGTGCTGCGGTTCACGCGCATTCCGCACGCCTTGATGATGTCCAACAGTTCGTCACGGGTTCTCACCGCCTCCGATTGGAGGAGACGTTTCACCCGTTCCGCCCTGATAAGGGCTACCGGCATACTGAAACCGCATTTCGGGCATTTCGCCGTCTCCGCGTCCGCATAGCAGGAAAGCTGACCCAAGCACTTGTCGGCCGGGCATGGCCCGTACAATACGGTTTCCCCGTCATCGTCCGCGAGGAAACGACGCAGCTTGCGCGTCAGACTGTGAACCAGTTCCGCGTACACGGGCGTGCTGGAATGCTCCACGAGTTTCGGATGATTGGCGATACGGTAAACCATGTCCGACAGTGGCGTGGACTCGGGCAAATTGATCTTCAGACTGCGCACCCACTCGTACAACGTGCCTTGCAACCCCGGATAACCGTGGTCATCGTCCGCGTACAGCAGATCATGCAGGGCCTCGCGCAACGGTGCGGGAGCGGTGCCGGATTGACCGCCGCCACCGTTCTTGTGCCCGTAGGCGCGGTTGATGCGATACTCGCACAGGTCGGGCAGACTGCGTTCCAACCATCGCAGGTCGCCGGTCAACTGGCTGGCGTGCTTGTCGCACAGGAGATTCAGATTCGGTTCGACGCCATGTCCGATAAGCGGTGACGGCGCGTCGGTGACGATATCCCGCCAGCAACCGTGGTAGCGGCAGAGCCTCGTGTTTTCAGTGGAAAAAGACAATAGTGACCTTGACCTTCGGTTTTTTTGAAGGTCTCGGACGTGTCAGCAACTCCCAATTATGCCATCAAACCGGTCATGATTCAGCCGGACGGCGTGTCGCCAGAACCTCGTCCAATGTCACGCCCAACTCCGGATTGAAATCACTGGACTCACGCCGGCGCTTGGGTTTCGCGGGCGGCAAGCGCAGCGGGTCACGCGCGGCCAACGCCACCTGTCGAGACTCGTCCGAGGAACGGCCCATCATGCGCTGCCGGCGATACAACCACGCCTGATCTTCCACCAGTCCCAGACGTTCGCACTCCCGGCCTATCTGCGCTTCGGACGGTTTCGTATCGTTGCGCAGCTTGCGGACGATGCCGTTGATGTCGCCGGAACCGCACCAGCGACCCGTGCTGTTGTCCGCGTAGAAGCGTCGAACGGCCTCACGCGCCTCTACCGCCGTGATATCCGAACGCAGTTCCGAATGGAACGCGTCAAGCTGAACATCATCCCACTGAGCGTTGCCGTGATGCGCGTTAATCAGCGACAACAACGCCGCCGCCTCACCCTTGCTGAGCATTGAGACCTCCCTGCGAGTATCGGGCACGCTCCTCCTCGGTCATGTACTGCCAAGTTTTCGCCATGTTCGCTTCGAGATTCTGCTGGCTGCGGGACTTGACCGGCTGGACTTGCCGGGCCCTTGGGGTCTCCGGTTTGGGTTTCTCCCAGTTGCGTGCGTACAGTTCCCCGCCGATGAACCGGCTGAACGTCTTCACGAACCGTTCCTCGGTGGCCCCGACATACGCTCGGGTTTTGGCTTCAAGAAACTCACGCGGGTCAGCCTCGCCGGCAGCTTTCACGATCTTGGGCCATTCGATTTCCAACTGCATTCGAGCCTGAGAGGTCTTCCCGTCGAACCTGTTCGTCGGGTAAATACGCTCAAGACTGTCGAGCAGTCCATCGAAGTCAGGCTTTGAGGGGGTAGGGGGAGTTGAATTATCTTTAGATAATTCATTCTGGTGTTCTGGTGTTCTGGTGTTCTGGTGTTTGTCCCGATTCAGATGACTTTCAGACGGCTGAATCGCATCTGAATCGGAGGTTTTTACCTCGTTCTTATTTTTTTGGTAATTTTCAGCATTGCTTTCGCGCTTCTTTTGCACCTGTTCGCGACTACGATTATGCATAAGATAATCGTGAATGTAGTACCCGTTGTTCCCGTCCGGTTCGATCATGCCGACATTGCATAGTGCTTCAAGTTCTGAATCGGTGATATCCAGCACGTAAAGCGCATCATCTTCACTGATATGACCGTCTGAAAGATTATCTCCGCAGAAGGTAAGCATCATCGTGAACGCGCCTATCGCGCTCGGGCATGTGTGCCTGAGTTTTCGCACCTTGCGATTCATGTAGAAGCCGTTGACAAGCTGGATGTATCCTTTGCGGGCCATCGTTATACCACCTTCCTGAAATCTAAACCCACCAGACTCATTCCGTCTCCTCAATCATGGTTTCGATGGCAGCGACCGCGTTCTCACTGCGGTTCTCGGCTACTGCCTTCCAGAATTTCGTATGATCCAGGTCATTTCCTGTCCCTTTCCCAAATATTCTCAACCATCCCGCACCACTTATCCCACGCTTCCTCCCTCGTGTCGGCATAAGGGGCTTCCAAGTGGGTGCAGAAAAACATGTAGCGGCCTCTCCATTCGAATATGAGCGGGACACATCCGTAGAGGGGGCAGCAGTGCCGAATCTTCGATGCTAGATTGAACATGTTCGTCTCCTTAAATCTCGTATGAAGTTGTGGCGGCTTCGCCAGTCCGAGGGCGTGCCGCTCGTCGCCGTGAGCAGCACGCCGTCATCGAATATCTTCCAGTGGCCGCTGCCGGCGCGTACCACCGTGTAGCCGTGCGAGGCTATCCAATGCATGAGTTTGCGGTCATCTCCACGCGCGGTCATGCTTTGAGCCTCATCTTCAACGCGAGGCCGTTCTCATGCACGCCACCGTTGTCGAAGCCCATGAAACCGTTGAACAGTTCGTATTCGAGCAGGGCGGTGTCCACGCGGAACTCGTCATACCGATGATTTTTGATGCGGTCCATGACAAGCCTCATCGATGCGGCCGTATCCCTGCGGTCGGCCTGTATCGGAATGAGATACGGCCAAAGATTCCATTCGCCCGGATGATCGTTCAGCCAATGGGCGAAATCAACGAGTTTCCTATCTTCCATCATGTTCTCCTTGCCTTTTCGATGAATTCGCGCAGATACGGGTCATCGATGTCGATGGGGTGGCCGGCGAAAACCATGCCGCCCTCTTGGATGGGCAATGGGGGAGTGCGTTTGGTTTTATGCTCCCTTGCCTATTTCGCGCTTCCGGCTCTATGCTTCGCCAACCGTATGGGGTCGGCCTTGATATGGCAGTTGCGGCAACGGGGCCCGCTGCACATCTGGTTACGTGGCCGGATACGCCCGCAGTCGATGCATTCGGTGGATGTCGTGTTGTGACTGTTTCCCATCAGGAGCGTTCCCTGACCACGTAATCCGGGTGTTCCCGGCAATAGTCTTGGACACGTTCCAACCATTTGATTGCGCCGTCCACACTGCCCCAATCAACCAACTCGCCGTTCTCGTCGCGCGGATTGTATTCGGAACGCAGCTCATGCAACGGCTGAAGGTAGATGCGCATGAGGGCGTGCCCTATGATTTCGGCGCATTCCCTACCGGTCTTGCCGTCCAAGTCGGTTGACGGGCGAACATGATAGGCGGCGAAGAACGGGCCGAGATTGTACGTGTAGTTGAAGTAGCAGCCATAGTCATAGTCAGGGTCGTACCCGTAATCCCAGAAGTTCTCGGGAATATCCCGGCGTACCACATACAGGTCGTAGCTCATTCTTCGTCTCCTTCGATGATTCCATGTCCTGCTATCAATGCGAGGGTCTTTAAGTCGGTGAGCACGGGCTGGTTGTCCATGCTTGACAACGTGTTCAAGCCGAGACCCTTCTGTTTGAACACGACGAACCAGTAAGGTGCGTCAGCGTTACCCGCCTCGGTACGGCCCTCCTGCATCCACTCCTTGAGTCTCCCCGTATAGGTGCTGTAGTTTTTACACTCCAATACGACCGGCTGGCCGTGGATACGCAGACCGGTGATATCGCCCTGGTCTTTCGTCCCATGCAACACTTCACGGTGTATCGTCTGCTCGCTGTCACCCAACCGGGCGCGCAAATAGTTGACCACCTTGGATTCAAGCAGTGTGCCTTTGGCTTTCTGTCGGCTCATTCGTCCCTCCACCATTCAGTTGGGTCATCATGGAACTGGCAGTCCATGCAGTCCCCGAAGACGTTCAAGATTCCTCCGCAGTACGGGCAATGCTCATACTGGACGGGCAGATAACTCGGTCTCATAATCAGAACTCCGGGTTGTCTCGCAGTCGTTTTTGCACGTCCACGCGCATCTGCTCGATCACATCGACCCGAAGTCCGGTAGCCAAGCGAATCTCCTCTGCCGGACGGTTCGAGTCTTCAATGAGCAGTTGCCATGCTTTACTTGTCGCTTTGCTCAATGTGAGTCTCCTTCGCCAGATCAGTGCTGATACGCACCCGATAGTCGGTGATGCTCCAAGTCAGATGGTTCAACTGCCAGACGGTGAGTCCAAGAAAACACAGCAGACAAAACGCTTCAATGATGACCAGCATCGTGTTCTTTGACGTGATGCCCACCGCGAGGGAGAACGAGTAGAACACGTCCCACCCCAAATACCAGTACACGGACCATAATCCGGGTTTGCTGCCGTCACGTCGTTCGTAAACCGTGACCATATCCTTATCACTCATTTCGATTCCTTCTTCTAGTCCTGTTCACGCCACCCCATACGCCTTGCAATGGGTAGCCGCTGATTCTGTCGTGTTCTGCCGCGTACCGTGCGCATTCGCATATCACCGGACATTGGGCGCAGACCTTGAGCGCCAATCGTTCCTCGCTGGACGTGGTGGGAAAGAACAGGTCCGGGTCCATGACACGGCATACGGCTTTGTCACGCCAGCCGCTCATTTCACGCCACCGGACGCGGGGTCGATAAGCTCACACGACATGGCGTCGATGTGTTCGCCGGTCTTGGCTTCGAGGCAGAGCCGTTTCACGTCGCCGGTGGTTTCGACCTGTTGGATGATGGTCTGTTCCGGTGCCGGGGGCGTAACCGCGTAGGCGGTGAGGCCGATGACGGCCAGCACCATCGCGACGCTGACGGAGCCGACGATGATGAAGACGAGCCCGATGGTTGATTCCACGGTCCATGACGACCTGCGTTGCATGGTTTGCCTCCTGTAAATCTCCGACAGTGTTTCGATACCGTCGCGTACTGCCGTCCGCTCCGTGGCGGCGATGATGATGCGCGTGGCCTTGTCCGCCTCATGATGGGCGTTGGGATTGCTGTGGCAGCGGACAAGCCACACATGGGGCAGCAGCCGTGTCACACGGACACGGCCCCGCCAGTTCTCATAGTCGAGGCTCATGATTCCTCATTGAGCGTGGCGACATATGCGATGGCCTTGCGTTCACGCTTCGCGTACCTCTCGCACTTGCGTTTGAGACGTTTGAGGCTCATGGCGTATATGTAGACTCGGAAGTCGCCGTCCTCGGTGATTCTGGCCTCGTACCGGCTCAGGGCTGAGGCCCTGAATTGCGCGGTCAGATGGTTGGTAAGCTGTACTCCGTTCATCCCTCCACCTCGATTTCCTCGCCGTACTCGCCGTAGAGTTGGTCTGCCGCATCCTTGGTCGTGTAGAGGATTTTCGCGGGCGCATGTTCGTAGTCGTAGATGGCGGCTGCGATGACCTTTCGAAACTCCTCACGGGTGAATATCTTCGCCTTATAGCTCATCGTCTGCCTCCGTAAAATCGTTGAACGATGGGCTGGCACAGCTCATATCCCTTCTGGGCCCACATCTCCAGTGTTTTGAGGATCACGAGAATCGACAGTGAGTCGAGCCCGTCGTCAACCAGTTTGGGAATGTTGCTGTACTGTGCGTTCAGTGTCGTATGCCCGTTCTTGCCGCTGGTGAACGTGAATCCCAGCATGTCCACGGGCGTTCCGGTTTCCTCCGGTGTGATGGTCAACCGAACCTTGAACTTCTTGCCCAACGGCATCGCCTTGTCACTCATCGTCTGCCTCCGTGACTTTCCTCGCTGACTGGTAGGGTGCGATAGATTTTTGTGATTCGCCACGTGCCCGGCGTCTCGTGGATATGCTTCACAGCGGCCTCATAGGAATTGAAAGTGACGGTCGGATACAGCATCTCGATAGCCGAATCGACCAGATATTCTTCCTTGGTCTCCAACTTCATCGTCCGTCTTCCTGACTCATGTAGGTCAACGTGAAGCATTTATCACCGTTGCATATGCGGTTCCAAGCGGCGATATTGTATTGCAACTGATACGGGGCGGGCTTCCGTGAACAACCTCCCTCGAAGCCGAGCCCGCAGGCAGTGCAGCGGAACATCACAAGGAAGAACGTGTATTCAGGCAACCCCTGCACGCCGTCCCGCTCCCATTTCGCCTTGACCTTGCCCCCGCATTTGGGACACGGGCTAATCCTGTGAAACCTCACCAGACTCACCTCCCTCAAGAGGCGCGTTCAAATCCACCTGTTCGATACGCGCACGCTCCTGTAAGATATTCGCGTATGTCCCCATCGCGTACAATTGGCTTTCAAGGAGCTGGAAAGAACACGCGGGCGTGAAGTCCAACGTGCCCTCCGCGTAGCCCTCAAGCATGTGCGCCAGCTTGCCGATACGCTCCTGCAATTCTCGATGTTCGCGGATCATCCGCTGCTTGTAATCACTCATTCTTCTGTTGCCTCCTTCGGCTTGGTGTCATAGCTGATGTCGATGATGCGAGTCACGTAGAACTCTCGTTCGCAGTCCTCGCACTCCTCCTCGAAGTATTCGTCATTGCCGCCGCATTCATACGAATCTTCGTATCGGTGCCCGCAGTAAGGGCATACGATTTCGTCGGTATCATCGAACTCGGTCGGTTCACCCGAATCGATGAGACGCTTCTTCGGAACGCAATCACGGCAATACGTCTTACCGTCAATGGTTTCGCTCCAACGTTTGGTCATGAGGTAGCCGCACATATCGCAGTGGATAAGATTGTTCATTCTTCCGTTGCCTCCATCGGGTAATTGATGTCCTCAAGCGAGTACGCGGGATAGGTCCGCTTCACGCGTCCGAACGGTTTCTGCGTCTCCGGGCCTCTGAACGGTGGCTCATATTCCCACCATTCGCTGCCGTCGTATTCTTCGCGGCGCAGGAAACCGCCATCAGTGAACGCCACGACCAGATCGGCGGCTATCTCCTGACCGCCGTATCCGTCGTCGTAATCGATGTCGAGCACCTTTTCGGCCTGACTCCACGGAATTCCCAGCTTCTCGTCGCGGGAGCCTACGAATCGAACGTCATCGGTCGAATGCTTGCTTCGTGAGATCGCACCCTTGGTTTCATCTAAAAGATTCATTCTTCCGCTGCCTTTCCTTGCATTGCCTTGACTGCGAGTCGCATGGCGTCGTAGTATTCGGCCCTCAACGCGCAGTCAGAATCCCATTGAGGGTAAGAGTCGGGCTTCAACGCCTCGTAGAACGCTTTCGCCCCGGCTTCGATTTCCTCGCCCGTGGGCGGGCGCGTGGCTCCGGCGATATACGCGCTGTGCATGTACGTTTCGCCGCCGTACCAGTTTTCCGCCTCGTTGTCGATGATGCTCATGCTTCCACCGCCTTGGCCGGACGGAACGGAGCTTGAGTGGTCACGTGCTTGCTGTTGAGGCCCGACCAAACAGACCCGGTGACGGGGGATTCCGGGTCACCGATAAGCAAAGCGACCAACTTCGAATTGTCCAGGCCGGAGATGGCGACGCTCCACAAGGCATTGTCCTTATCCCACCACAACCCGTCATGGTCGGGCAGCTTCGGCTTCCGACGCAAAGCGTAGGCGAAATCATCGGAGTCGATGCAGTACTCACCGTCTATCTCGCTGATGCGGATACGCAGGAGCATGTCGCCTAGAGGGTCAGGCTTGAGATCGATGACGCGGAAATGGTTTCCCTCCGTCGTGCAGGCAATATCGCCCACCTGCACGTTTTCGATGTTGTCGATGCGCTCATACTCGGGGTCATCCAACAATTCGACGGTATCGACGTAACTAGGAATGACGGGCTGCGTATCAAATGATTCAGCCGAGAACACGTGTAAATATGTTCGATGCGCGTCGAGTTGCATCGAAAGGCTACACATACCGTCCGCGTCTCTGGAACGCCGCACGAGCTTCCCTATGAATACGTCTCCGTTCTCCATTGTCACCTTGACTCGCTTATCGAGATTCTGAATCTCCATAAGGGTCTTTCCTTCCCAGAATGGTTTCTCACTCATTGATAGCCTCCTTGGCTAGTTGTCGTTTACGTTTCAGATTCGCCTTATACTGGGCGGGTTTCTCGGGATGCTCCAACATCCAACGGCGATGGTATTCAGCCATCTCACGCTGATGGGCGGCGGCATACTTACGAGCCGAAGCCCGAGCCTGAGCCAAATGCTCCGACCGGTACCGGCGTGCATACTCATTGCGTTTCTCACGATTACGAGCGTTCCGCTGATTCGCCAGATCACGCAGATGCTGCGCATACTCGGGGTCGGTTCGACGCCGTTCCCTAATACGACAGTTCCGGCACATGCCATCCTTGCCGACCCGGCACATGCCACCGCACCAATCGCATTTCGGATGACGTTCAGTTATCAGGCCGGACAGTTCGCCGCCGTTCCGGCAATAGTCGATGAACTCCTCATCGGTCATGTCATCAACGTCCACAGCCACACCTCCCCATTAGTGAACCTGCGGAACAACACAGGGTCGAGCTTGTACAACGCCCGCCGAAACTGCGGGTCACGGCAGAACAGGATGAACAACAGGCTTACTGCTTCGGCGGTTCACATCGCGTCCAACCTCCCTTATCGTCCAGAAGCACCCAACCATGTTGGGCGGTGAGAATCGGCACCAGTTCGGGGTGATCGTTGAAACCGCTCACGATGTACCCCAAGCTCATGGCCTCACGCGGATGGGCGTGAATCCACCCATGACATCCCGTATCGCCACTCCCACACGCCAAGATGAGGTTCGACGCCTCATGCAGTCCCGGCCACTTGTGTGACCGGAGTCTGCGATGATGCCGGCTGAAACCGCTCCAATGGAATGGTTTGCCGCAGCGGACGCACCGGTATTGGTCGCGTGCGTCCACCAAATCCTTGACGTGTTGGGACGGGTTAGATCTGCCCATTTCCGTATTCGTCCTGGGGTTGGCTCCACGGGTCCGTAGGCTGCTGATACTGCTGTTGCGGTTGCTGGAATCCCTGTTGCGGCTGCTGGAATCCTTGCTGATACTGCTGCTGCGACTGTTGGAAACCAGACTGCTGGGCCTTGGGTTTCGCGCTCAACACCGCAATGGTGCGGGCCGCGACATCCCAATTCTCATACCGTTTCCCATCCTTTTCCGACACTCTTTTGGACAAGCTGCCGTTCACAAGAACCTTCACGCTCATGTTCGGCTGGGACTTCAACTGGCGAACCTGATTCAAAGCATCCTTCGCCTGATTCGACAAGGGACGCACACCATAGAACTGAGGCTCCTTGTCAACCCACTGGTTCGTGTTCTTATCCGTGTAACCCGGATGGACGCTGACGTTGAGAATACTGGAATCCTGAAAATCCTTGATCTCTCCCGCATATCCGGTAAACTCGATGCTTGGTTCTCCGGCCATTACGCATTCCTCCTGTAATTGTTCGTCTTGTGTTTCTCCATGGCCCGCCTGTTGCAGACCAGCATGTGTGATTGGGCTCCGGCGCAATCAACGGCACCGCATGTGGGGCATTGGGGGAGCGTGATCTTGTCCCCGTGAGCCCACAGGCATCTGGCGCACTTGCAGCCCGGCCTCGGGGTGAAAGTCACTCGAAGCTCGCCTCCACCTTCGTGAACGGGAAACGATCATCCCGGACACTGGTCTTGAAGAACTGGCTGCGGGATTGGGACTGGCATGGGAAGGCGGGGGCGATGGTGCCATCATGGGAGAGCACCGGCATCCAACGTTTGCCGTCATGCTTCCACACCGATTCGGTGCGAGCCTTGTAGAAGCCCGGCTCCTTCGGAAGGTCATCCATCGTGTACGGTCCGCGGTACGCATATTGGAAAAAGGAGTCATCCATCCACCACCCGTCCGGAAAGCCGAGCTCCCCGATACTCAGGCACAGGGTCTGTCCGCCCATACGATCAGAATCCGTCTTCTTCACCGTGTACTCGTTGCCGTTCTTCACCACCACTTTGTCGCCGGGGCGAACCTTCGTGATATCGGTGATACGCTCACGGAAAGCATCATCCACCAGTTCGATGGACTTGATACCGGAGTAAGGGACGAAAGTCGAGGATGAACGAATGGCGGGAGAAAGAGAGACGCAATGAGCAACGTTTCCCACCATGTCGAGCGTACTGGTCATCGTGTCGCCGTTATTCCACGTTATCTTGACACGCAGCCCTTCCAGCTCCCCGCAGGTCTTGCCTTTCCAGAACGGTTTCTTGTCATCATCTTCAGCCTGCTTGACGGATTCCGTCTCGGGCTTCGACTCGTACACATGCACGTTCCGAGCGAAACCGGTACTGTACCCATCGCCAAAATCCAAGAAAACCACGAGATTGCCTTCATCCTCGGTCTCGATGTACAGTGGCGGCTTATGGCCCATACTCATGATGAGAACGTCCACCATACTTTCCGGGTTCTTCATCTCATGCAGTTCGCCCGCATAATGCCCGTCCGCATCATCAAACTCAACCCACATGCCCGGCTTCACGTCGTTCAAACCAATCTCACTGCTCACTAGGAGCCTCCTTAACCTTGTCGTTATGCTGTCGATAAGCGTCGATGAACCGTTGCGCCTGATATTCGGTCAACGTGCCATAAGCGACCCGCGTTTGCAGGACATTGCCGATGAAACCGTTCTCCTGACCCACCGGAATCTTGCAGTCTTCAAGAATCCGGTCGATCTGTGTTTTCTGCTCGTCGGTCATACCCTTGACAGAACGCTTTTTGTAGCCGCTCGTCTCACCGTCATCATCCGTGGTCGCCAGTCCGAACGCGCCGCAAGTGCTGTAGCGTCGCGCATACGTCAATGCGGAACCGAGGGCCTGCATGACGCTCATGCCACGCGAATCACCCACCTCGACCGGGATAAGACAATTACTGGCAATCCACTTGTCCGTGCCCTTCTTCCTGACGGCCGTATCCACATACAGGCGTCCGTCAACCAACTGGGTCGGCCATTGCAGGTCGAACCCCTGCTCGTCCACATAGTTCACGACGGAAGCCAGCGTCGCATACGTGCCACGCCCGCCCCGAGCATCCTTCTTGATTACCGCCATGATTCAATCTCCTCCTCTTCCTCCAACAGCTTCCAGTCGGGGAACACGACATCCTGCGGGTATTTGGGCAACCCGTAGGCCCTCATAGCCTCCAACGGGTCCTCCGTGTTGTCACGGAACCATTTGATGCCCTGCAAGGCGTGGTTTATCTTCGGTTCCGCCAGTTCGGTGATGATGGGCGAATCCTCCTGAATCTCGTAGCGCATCCAGTCGAACGGCGGGTTCTTCTCCTGCACGATGAACTCGAAACCCAACGGCCCCTTATATTCGGGCATCGTCAACCGGTAGAGACGCATGTAGAACGCGGCCTGAATGTGATACCCGTACTGCCAGCAGGAACGCTCGAACTCATCCGGCGACTTCACCGTGGTCTTGTAATCACGGATACGCAGCACACCATCCGGGTCGGGAGTGGACGGCAACCAGTCCGCCTTGCCCTTAATCGACAACCCGGTATCGGGGTCGGTGGCGATCATCGCCACCTCCGGCTGACCATCCAGCTTCGTGAAGAAATCTCCAACCATGTCCCGCATGGCCTCGACCTTCTCCACATCATCGGGGGAAAGCCATACGATATCCTCGCCCTCATGCAGTTTCAAGGTCTCCGCATACATGGCTTTGCCTTCCTTGGTGCGTAGGTTCGGTTTCGCCAGCACCTCGGGGCCACTGCCCAATATGAGACTGTGAGCCGCCTTCCCGAACTCGAACTGGGGGGAGGACGAATGCTCGCCGGTCAGATACTGCGAATACGCCACCGGGCTGACCAGATACTTCTTCAACGCGGTCTGGTCCACCGCGTCAAACGCGAAGTAATCGTCATCGGTCATCTGCTCGACGGTCATTGCCTTTCCTTTCTTGCTTTGAGTGCTTCCTTGTCTAAAACCTCGATGGTGTCGGCCACCGAGTCGGGAAAATCGTCAACGTCATTCGGGGTCAACATGAGAACCCCTCGACTGCATGGACAATTGTTCTTCACGCTCCATTAGGTGACTGTGACGCCAAGTACGCGACTTGCCCTGCTTGTGAGAGGCTTCCGCATAATCGGCCACATGGTCGCGGCCAACGTCTCCCACGACCTTCGATGCCTCGTTCCAATCCGAGTACACGCGGTCGTTCACGGCCACATATTTGTCCGCGAGATAACGGACGCAATCACCGAGATAACGGATGGCTTTGGCGATGGAGTTGAAATCAGATGCCATCAGTCGGCGTCCTCCGTCTGAATCTGAGCCCACGTCTCCTCCATGAGAGGCCGGTCAATCTCGTAGTAGATGTAGGTCTTCCCGTGCTTCGGCGGGTAGACGCCGAACTTCGTCTTGTAGTTCTCGGCCAGACGGGAGCCGAAATGGAGGGCGTTTTTCTTCATCGGCTCGAATCCTTTCGAGCGTAGGAAGTCGCTGATGATGAGACGAGGCAAGTCGGGTTCCTTCGATGTCTTGGAAGGAGCGGCGGAACCGTCGAGAATCAGACGTGCCCGACGTTCAAGCTCGTCCTGCGGCAATAGTCCACGCGCCTCGTTGAGTAGTCTCATACGGTCGAATGGGGTGAGTTCCATGATTGTTTCCCTTCACTGGGCTTGATTATTTGGTTGTCCTTCTGCGTCGGTGCTGACACGTCCGAAACCCTTTTATTGGATTCCGACGCATGACGCGAAGGGATTCAGTTATATGAGCGCCGGTGCGAGAATCGAACTCGCGTCCACCCTCGGAAGTCCGCAATGGAATGCTTCGTCGGGTACGGCCACCTTGCGACCGGCTACCACCGGACGGTAAATCAATCAAAAAACCGCCCGGAAATCTTCAGTTATTCATCGTCCAATGCGAAGCACAGGACGACAGGGGAACAGCACATGAAGCCTGCGAGAATACTCCACGGGCCCGCATAGGGTTGCAGTGAGAGAATCAGGAACCCTGTCGCCGCCAACGTCAGACAAGTGATTGTCTTCGTGTTCTCATGCCGGCGTCGGCGTTCGTCCATGGAATGCTGCCAGCCGGAGCAGTGCGCCCCATACGTTTTCCTGTTCATGACAGTCCTTTCCTCGTGGCCGGACTCGGATTCGAACCGAGAACGTCCTTGCCGTCACCGTGTTTCTGGTTTCTGAGAGATGGATGACGAGTCCTCTGGTTTTTCCCGGTGGTGATGGTGCGTGTCCAGACACCCCGAAGGGTTCCGGCCGATGGTTGCCGCAGCAGATCGCAGTATGGTATTTATTTGCCTGTAGTCGATAGGTGGATAAAAAAACGACCCACTGCGGCAAGACTTGTTATTCCTCGTTCTTCTCGTCGGCGCAGTCGGCCAAGTCCTCAAGGGCCTTGGCGGCGAAACGCGCCTGACTTGGAGTGAGGGGGCGGGCACCGTAATCGGTGTCGATTTCCGCGTTGATCAGACCATTTTCGGTGACGTTGCCGGTGAAGTATTCACGGGTGCAACGCTCCTCCACAACGAGCTTTTGGGCGAGGTTGCGATTAGCGTTAGGCATTTGCTTTGCTCCTTGTAAGATTCTTCTGTATGACGGTTCTTGGAATGGAGTGGTGGGAGTTCGCCACCTTGATATTTGCTGCACTGTCTTTTCTTGGCATGTGCTGGCAGATAGTCAGAGCCGAAAGCCTCGCTCCGACGCCGACACTTCATATCGAGTGGGATGATCCGATCGAGGAATCGGACAAAACCGTTCAGGTGACTCTTTGGATACGTCCAGCGTTCGGCTTCGACTTCTATGGGGTCAAGGTGCTGGAGGCAACCGACTGGCCTTACAGGAGGGAATGCTGGCTGAAACGCGACGAACGGAAAGTCACCGAAGACGACCCATTGTTTCATCGTCTGCGCTATCCGGTTGATGGTTCCGGGAGCTTTGTCATTCAGGTTCTTTCCGTCTCTCCGATAAGGAAGAGGCTGATAGCTTGTGCTTGGAAGGTCACAGCAGCCGACGCGGGAGCGGACCTATCTGGTCCGAAACAACGGAGGCTCCTGACAGAAACTCGCTCCTGGTGGGTGTGGTATCCCGGCGCGGAGCTTCTTGGATGGTTGGATCATCATCTCGGCTGGAAGATTCCATTGGGGTATTGGCGGGAAGGGAAGGGCTCGTATCGAGCGGCATTGCCGCTGTCCGCAATCCCTCGTTCCTCATAGGGTCATCCATCCTGATTCGGATGCTCCCGACCCAACAAGCCAGAACGAAGATGGACACGGACTGAATCACGTTGGTGAGAAACTGGATCACCATAACGACTCCTTATCCATACTCATCTCGGTTCATGCTGTTACCTCCATGTCAGAAGACTTAGAAAGACGCTGCTCAGCTTCTGGCTTGGGAGACTCGGAAGGGGGAATCGACTGCATAATCTTTCGTTCCTCTTCTGCGGCAATCGCGATGTCAACAGCAGAGCCCCAGCCGAGGAGAGGGGCAATGCGGTCCATTACCTTGGCGTTCCAAGAGCTTTTGCCGGTCATGTAATGACTGAGCACGGTCTGGTCGATATTCAGTTCGGACGCGAGCTGGTACTGCTTCTTCTTGGTTCGCAGAAGGCGTACCGATATTGCCTGCGAGATGAATGCGTTGGTGTCCATGAAGTCTCCATATCTTATATACGATATTCAACAATGTGTTTGTACCGTATTCCGATTTGCTGGTTACAACTATATATCTTATTTAAGATATGTCAAAGAACGACACGCCCGACAAGATATGTTATATGAGATATACTGTTTGTTATGAACGCAAAAATCTCAAACACAGATATCGCAATAGGTGCATACCTTGACGCGAGAATGAAGGACAAGCATCTCACTCAGATGGATATCGCAAAAGCGATAGACAGAAAAGCCCAGTCCTATGTCAGCGATCGGCTGACGGGAAAAAAGTCATTCCTGATTTCCGAGCTGGATATCATCGCGCCGATGGTCGGGCTTCCTGATTCCCTTGCCCTCATAGCCGCTTCGGTAGGCCGCAGGCGAGTCGAATAGTGTTAGACTAGCTCATGTCGCACCTCCTTCTGGTGGTGGGGCAATGCTGAGAGGTTCGCCGGTTCTTCGCGGGATGGGCGGACCTCTTTCTTTTCCTTTGAAGAATCGAACGACATACGACCGCACGACCCTGCGGTCAACTCACTAGAACAAATGTTCGATTCCATAGTTTTGATTATGCACCCGATTTACTATTTCCGCAATCTAATGCACGCCGCGCCGCGATTCACGACCTACAATCGCTTTGTATGGACAAGATCAAGGAGGCTCTCGTGTCATTGGACTTCGTAGCGATAGATTTTGAAACAGTGTCAAATAAGCCGGGAAGCATATGCTGGGCCGGCGCAGTAAAAGTGCGCAACGGCCGTCAGGTGGATTCCTTCGATTGCCCAGTGGCCCCGGCTGTGCCGCGAAGCGAGTGGAATCCACAGAACATGCGACACAATCATGTAAAAGACGAAGACCTTATCGGCGCTCCCTCATGGCCTGATGTTCTCGAACCATTGCGCGAGTTCATGGGGGAGGACATTCTCGCATTTCACAGCGCGAAAAGCGCCGACATATCCATGATGGAAAAGGCATGTGAACAATACCTAATCCCCATGCCGGTATTCGACTATGTATGCACATACGAGGCAGCGAAGCTGATCTATCCTGGGCTGAGTGGCAGCCATCCGTATAATCTCGGTAATCTATGCAGGAAATTTAACCTCGGATTATCTGAGAATGAATACCATACGGCTACATATGATGCGGGCAAATGCGCGGAGCTGCTGATATTTCTCGCTCGAAAGCTCAACGCAAATGGACTCGTTGATATGGGGGAGCAGTACACAATACGTTCTGTGATTGGTGATGCCAGCCTGCCGGAGGATGTAAGACAGGTGATAGGTGCCGACCCCTACGGGGGCATAGACAGTTGGGTCGATAGACTATTCCCTGAACCGTCCAAGCCAGGAGACAAATGCCGCGTGTGCGGCAGTGTCATCTCGAACCGTTCTAGGAAATCATGCCGTGAATACCATTGCTGTACCGCACCCTGCGTTTCACTCCTAGAGGGGGCGCTGGAACGAGCCCAGCGTCGGCTGGAACACCCAGTCAGCTTTATACAAGAAGAGTTCAGCCTGGGAGACACGATTATTGCCGGATGGCTTTCATGAGGCAAGTGGTCTCGTCCTCTTGTATTAGAGGACGAGACCATTTTTCTTGATGCCGGGAATATGCTTACGCCTTCCATTCGATCTGCTTCAAATCGAGCCCGTCGCCTATCGTCTCCATGCCTCGCATCAAATCCTCTATCGGCACGGTGCGGTAATGCTCGCTCATTTCCACGGACGAATGGCCGACGATGCGTTGGATGATGCCGGCGTCAACCTTCATGTGGAACAGGAGCGATACGACGGAATTGCGGCATTCATGCCCGTACCGGTTCTCGTAGTCGGGGATGCCCGCCCTGCGCATGAGGTCGCGGAAACCGGCCCTGTCATCAAACGCGGATATCGGGAGTCCTTCGCGCGTCCTGAATATCAGGTTGTACGGGTTCGGGATGATGCTCTCCGTGGCTTCCAGATACCGGTGCATGACGGTGCCCAACTGGGGGATTATCGGCACGACCTTGCCTCTCGCGGACTTCGGCGGCGTCAACGCGTACCCCTTGCACAGGTGTATCATGTCGTATCCGTCCGGCACCTTCCACCGGTATCGGGGGCAGCTCGAAGGCCGTTTGAAACCGCACGGGTATCTTCCGTCCCTGCCGGGCTCCCCGCACCCATGCTCCTTGTCGAGGCTTTCCAGTTTCCAGTTCACCGTGTAGGTGCCTATCCATATCTCGCCGCTTTCCGGTGTCTCCAACGTCTTGTCCCGCCACAGGTCGAGATCGTCCAATGTGGCTCCAAGTATCTCACCCTGCCTCATGCCGGTGAGCAGCCTCCACCATTGGCGTGCGCCCATGAACAGGTCGTCGGAGGACGCTTCGAGCATGTCCTGCATCTGCTTCACGGTGAACGCCTTGCGGTCCTGCGAGCCGCTGCGCTTGTCCGTCGAAACGACCACGGGCCCGTTGATGGTGCGCCGGTCCCCGGCCAATCCCGTGTCCCTGCGTTTCGGCCTTGCCGCGCTGGTGACCGGGCTGGTGGGTATCAGCCGGTCGGCCACCGCCGCCTTGAATATCTGGTTCAGGATGTTGTAGAAACCCAACTGCCGGTCGTATGAGCATGGGGTGCCGTCGAGGTTGCGCATGTTGGCTATCATGCGCTGCACCGCCGAGGCGGTCACTTCGCCCAGCTTCTCGTTCGCGTACCTGCTCAGATGCACGCTTATGAGGCTCGCATAGTTGCCGATGGACGCGGGTTTCAGGTCGCGTCGTTTCAGCTCGAACCAGCGTTCCGCGTACTCGCCGAGCCGGGTGGCGCGGTCCACGCCCATGCCCCATTCGGTTTTCTCCTTGAGGGCTTCGGCTATTTTCCTGTCGCATTCCTTGTAGGTCTTGGCGGACACCCATCGGCCGTCCACCTTGGCCTGCCAGTTCACGTATGTCTTTACCGTGCCGTCCTTGAGTGTCTTCCGCTGCTCGTGGCGGATGGGGTAGACCGCTCCGGTTTTCCTTATCCTAGGCATTCAGCATCCTCCATTCTCCAACATTCTCCAACAAACAATCCGTGGCGAATGGTATTCCAATGGTATACCAATCGTATCAAATCGTTGAAATTCCGCCGTTCTTTCCGTGAGAGCCATTGATTTCATTATACGTTACTGGATGTGGAAGGTGTGCTGAAACGCCCGCTGATTAGGCATTGAGACCCCTTGCGAACGCCAATGTTTGCAAGGGGTCTCGTTGTATCTCGGGTAAGATTTCCGGCGTCTAGGAATGTCATTCTCCAACATTCTCCAACAAATCTTCGGGTTGGGCTGCGGAACGGTTTCGGCGTGGCGGAATCGACGGTGATTCGCTCGAAAAATCAAAAATCGGTTTTTGTATAAATATTCATGTAAGCCTTTTAGTATCTATTTATGTATGTTCACATGTCGGTGTGAGCAATAATCAGCGTTGACTGTGACTCACTATTCCCATTATGGTGTGACTATCTGTTATCATGTGAGTGTGAATAAAAAACCCTATGGAGGTGAAGACTCCACAGGGTTGAAAAACGAAACCCTAGCAAGAGTTCCACTCCCAAGTTTAGTCGAGGGCGTGGAGGAAAGATGACGGAACAGATGGGCTACCGCAATGTAGATCGCGTATATGCTCTCGCAAGCCAAGGCAAATTCTCCAAGACTGATGAAAACGGCAAGCAGACGCTAGACCTACTGGCTTTGTCGATGATGACCTACATGGCCTCGAAGGTAATCGACAAAGAGGATGTGAACGCCGTCGTATATCAAGACCGTGCCTACTGGTGTTATTGGGAGGGTTGGGACAAGATGATAGAGGGTATGGGCATGGTCATCGCCTCCAAGGAACATGATTTAGACACTGCCGCAGAAACAACAATGGCCCGCACACGGACAGCGCGAAACCGACTGAGCCGTGGTGCAAAGTTTTTACAAGAGCAGGGCTGTATAAAGCAGCTAAAGGCTCCGATTCCTCTAGCGGGGAAGAATGCCATCTGGCTTCTGTTGCTTGGTAATGAGAGGGAGAACCGCGAAGCTGAGCGAATCGCCCGATTGTATTTCAATCTTCCGCCCATGAAAGCGTAAATACGCGAAAACCGCCCCTCCGTCCAGCGTTACTGCTGGGGGAGGGGCGGTGGTATTTATTCGCTGCGACTACTTGCCGGCCATGCGTACGGGGTTGTATGCGACTCCGAATCCTGCGGCGATGATGCCTGCGGCGGTACTGATGAAACCGCCGATTTCGGGGGAGCCGAAGCTCATGAACCCGAGTCCGATGACCGAGGCGACGAGCGTGACCACGTAGATGACGGTGCGCACCGTGTCATTGAACACGGGAGTGTACGGCGTGGCCGTATGGTCGGGAATATTGGGCGTGCCGGTTTCCGTGATTTCTTCGAGTTGGGTGTCCGGCGTGTTGTCGGTCATGTTTTGCTCCGATCAAAAAAATAGTGGTGATGCCGCCATCGGGAGTAATGGCGGCATCGGTTGGTTTTAGCGGCAGGTCACCACGTCACCGGGGTAGTAGACGTTGATGTTGCCGGAGGGTACCGAACACTGGGAGACGTTGTAGCCGTGCGCGGTGGCGAAATCCCACACGGTGTCGCCGTACTGGAGGGTCTTGGAAACCCCGTTGGACGGCGCGGTTGTGGAGCCGCCGCCGTAGGTTACGACGTCGCCCACGTAGTAGCGGTTGATATCACCGGAAGGCGTGTGCCATGCGGACAACGGCCATGCGTTGTGGGCTACGGCGAGTCCCCAGATGGTTTCTCCCCATTGCATGACGTGGCTGATGCCACCCGTGTTGGTGTTGGCCGGGGGAGTGCTCGGCTGCACGGGCGCGGGCGTTGCCGGGGCCGGGGCTATGGAGCCGGTGGGGTTGGCGTACAAATCCCACTGCCATGCCTCGCCACGGAAAATGTTGAGGTCAATCGGACTCCACGTGTTGACCACGCCGGTACCGCTGTACTGGCGCATGGCCTCGCCGTATGCGCCGATCATCCACGGGGATGCCTGATAGCCGGTCGGGCTCATGTTGGCGTATTGTGCGATCCACAGGCCGTATCGGTCGCGGATGTCCTGCGGGATGGTGCCGGCGACCGGGCCGGTGTACAGCAACGGGCGCACACCACCGGAAAGCCGCTCACATTCGGCCATGAAGCGGCGCACCCAATCCCAATTACCCCATGCGGGATTATCGTCTAGCTCCCAGTCGAGCGCCACGATGCCGTGACGCCAATAGTTGCTGGTGTTCCGCCAGAAGAATTGGGCTTCCGCCTGCGGGTTGCCGCCCATCGCGTAGTGATACAAACCGAATTTCTTGCCGGATGCCTGCGCTTGGGCGATCATGCGGTTGGCGTCCGTGTTGACGCCGGACACGAGGCAGTTGTTGTACACCTGTCCCGTGCCCCACGTGGTGCCGACGACAACGAAGTCGGCCTGCGTGTTGGCGATGTCGATGCCGCACTGCCAGTTGGACACGTCGATGCCCTGCATGTCCGCGTGCGCGGTCGCCGGGAGCAGCATCATACAGACGGCGGCGACTAGGGCCGTGATCTTGGCGAGCAGACGCTTCCACCACGGCTTGTCCTTGTTATTGACCAATGTTTTCCCCCTTTCTCGGGATGGATTGTTGTTTGTGGCCCACGGTCGTGGGTCAGGATTGTCACGGCCCACTCGGGGCCGTCAATGGAAAAGCCCCACACGGAATGGTGTGGGGCTAGAATCAGTCGATCTTGTACAGGCGGGGAGTGAACGTCTTATCGACCTCGCCCGTGGTGTTGACGAAAATGTTGCATTGGAGAGTGCCGGCCTTCAAGGTTTTCGGCCCATAGTCACGAGGTCCGAACACATTTGCTCCTTCGCTCCCGTCGTCGTGGGAGATATGGGCTTGTATGCCCATCAGCCATGAATCGTTGCCCAGCGGCCAGTCCGTGGCGTCCAGCGTGTACGTGCCCGCGTCCACATGGACGGAACATGTCAGGCTATCCCACGAGTCAACCTTTTGTGTGGTGGAGCCTTTGAACCGGTACGTGCCCGGCGATGGTTCCGTGACCGTGATCCCCGGGGCGGCACCCACTGTCACAGGCAGGCCGGTGACACGCGGATACAGGTTCGCTAGTTCATAGCCCCCCCCCCTAAGGCTCGTGTTGTCGGGTCGCATCCAATCGTGCGCGGTAGTGCCGGATTCCAACTGGACTCGGAGATCGCCGTCCTTCGCGGTGGGCGTGGTCTCAGTACACAGGATTTCGAAGCGCAGGCTGACGGTGCCGGCAGGGACTGCCGTGGCATTACCCACGATAACCTGGGCACCCAGTTGACCACCGTCAGCGTCAAGACATTTGACGCTGACGGTCAGACCGTCGATACTGGTGGGCCTGCTCAATATCACGTTGCCCTGTACGGTGCAAGGGAACGTCCACGACACGCCCATCCATTGACCGGTGGCGGTGCCGGTGACATGCAGTGACCCGTCACTGTTGACGGTGGCGGTCAGTCCGTTGCTCGACGCTGGCCCATAGGCGAGCAGGTTACGGGATAATACGGTGACGGGCACGGTTTTCGTAATCTTGCCGGCGGTCAGTTTCAGACTCGTGGACCCCGGTTTGATACCGGTTATTGATAGTGCGCCCATATTGGGGCCTCCTTTTATGGTGAAGGCCCCAATATCGGGGCCTTAGTTGAGTTTCCTGAGAATTGGGGTGATGGTTGCGTCCACGGTCTTGCCGGGCGAGACACTGACGAGCATCCGGTAGTCGCCCGCCGGGAGCGTCGCCTTGACCGTGCCCTGCGAGAACAGGTCGATCCTGCCGTCCGTGGATTTGAGCTCGCAGAACGGGCCGACACCGTCGGCGAGCGTGTGTTCGAGCGTGTACTCGCCGGCCGGCAGGTCCTGGGTGACGAGGATGGTCGCCCAGTCGGTCGCTGTGCCCTTCACGTGTACCATGCCGTCGCCGGCCGCGGTGAACGTGATTCCGTTGCGCGTGGCGGGCAGGGTGGGCAGCACCCATTTGTTTTCCCATACACTGACCGGGATGGTCTTTACGATGCTGCCTGCGGTGATGGTGATGGAGGTGTCTCCCTCCTTGAGGGCGCGGACACTAGCCCCCCCCCTAAACGCTGTTGTTGTTGGCATGATATTGCCCCTTACTGTTGTCTGACTGATGCGAGACTCACATCCTTGATGGATGCCATATACTCCTGCGGCGCGTAATCCGGCAGGATGTTGACGTTCAGGCTGGCGGTTTCGCCCACCCTCAATGTCAACGATTCCGGCGACACGGTGATGCCGGTCGGTTTCGCGTCGCCAACCACGGCGATATCCGGCCTGGCGGCGCTGGCCGCGAACTCCTGCGATGCCGCATCGGGCAGGATCGTCACCTTGAGGTTCTTGCTCTCGCCGACGCGCAGGGTGATGTTGTCGATGGGTTTGCCGGAATCGTCCGTGACCTTGATGGACTCGGGCGCGTAGGCCGCGCTGATGGACACGGCGGCGGAAGTGAAACCGTTGACCGTGGCCGTCACCAATATGGTTCCGCCATGCCGCCACGTGAGCGTGTTGCCCGAAACCGTGGCGGTGGAAGTGTCCCTGCTCGCGAACGTCACGTCATTGGTGGTGAGCAGATCGCCAACATGACCGTCCGCGTAGGTGGCCTTCGCTCCCAGTTTCAGGGTGCCGTTGACGGCCAGAGACTTGGGCAACGGCTTGCCCTTATCATCCGTGATCCTGATGGAGACGACCGTGTCCCTGTCGAGGGGCCATACGAGTTTGCCGTTGAACATGGCGTTGTACGTGTGGCCTCCCATCAACGGTTTGCCGACACGTTTGCCGGCGTATAGGGCTGGCATGGTCAGGCCTCCTTCACGGTAACCTTCTTGGCCTTGGCTTTCACGGCCTTGGCTGCGGGCTCCTCCGACACGGTTCCGGTCGGCGTTTCCCCGGTGGAATCCTTGCCGGTTTCCTCCGTGGTGCCTTCAGTGGTGCCGGCGGAAGGCAGTTCGGCGGAAGCGCTCTCGGCCTTGTCCTTGACCGCCCGCACCGTCGAATCGATGGCGGCGATGGCCGTCTCGCCCTTCGCCGCGACCATGGAAGCGGTGTCGGCCACGGTCTGCGAATCGTTGGCGACGGAAGCCGCCGCCATACTGGCGTTCGACGCGAGACTGCTCAGGTCGGACTGGGTGGCGGTCGCGGAATCCGCGGAGGACCGGGCGCTCAGCATGGCGCTCTTCGCCAGCATGGCGTTCGTTTGAGCTTCGGCCGTGATGGACTCCAGCGTGCTCAAGGCCGCAGCGGCCTTCGCGGTCGTGGCGGTTTCGTCGAAGAACACCAGCTCGCCCGGGTATTGTGCGGAAAGTGTCTCCGCCTCCGACTGGGTGGAAGCGTGGCGAACCTTCAACAGTTGGGAGCCGGCCATATCCTTCGGGACGAACGTGCCGGCGTCCACTTCCACGAGGTCCGCGTATGCGACCACGTGGGTGGAGTCCGGCACCTCGACGTAGCGCGTGTACGCCTGCGGCGTGTCCGCCAACTCGATGACCTGCCAAACAAACGCGCTAGTCGTGGGCAGCAGGTCAACCGTCAGCTCGCCGCTTTCGGACAGGTCCGCGTCAAACGAGGCCGCGATGACAAGATTCCCTTCCGCGTCGAAATGACGACGCACCGGGCGGAACCGCAGCGTACCGGTCACAGGGGCCAAGCCGCCCGTCTTCGGCTTCCTAATGGAAATATGGATTTGGGTCATTACTGTTCCTCCTTATTGGATTCGATTGTTTCGGGGGCCACGTCCGGGCGAAGCTCGTCCGGCAGCGATGGCTTGGGATGACGTTTCAAAAACTCGGGTTCCGTCACTTCGCAGAACGATTGCAGCCAATGGAACAGGCCACGCACATAGGCCACGATCTTGAAATACTTGCGTTGCACCTCCTCCAAATGCTGGATTTGGGTCTCCTGAAAAGCGACCTGCTCACGCAACGGGTCGATGATGCTTTCCGTGAGAATCTTCACGGCCTTGTCGGCCGCGTCGGCGGTGATGCCGTCGATATCGGCCTCGGTTTTCCTGCTGTTCGACCACGCGCCGACCAGTCCGCCGATGCCGCCACCGCCGAGGAGCGCGAGAATCAACGCGCTCCAAAACTCGGCGCTTGAAAACAGGTCATGAAAAGGGGACATTCAGTGTCCTTTCGAATATGGGAAAGCCCCACACGATATGGTGTGAGGCTAAGTCAACTGACTATCGTCAGGCGTTACGTATTATGCTTACAACAAACGGCAAGGCGGGACACGTCCACTTCACGCCATACGCAACCGCGCATAACGCGAAACACCTTCAACCCCTAACGATGCGTCACGCCAACGCAGACTATTACCAGACGAATCATTGCCGACAATGGAAACCGTGCCCCAATGAAACGTCGTGAGCTTCACCGTGTACGAGCCGTAAGGCAACCGCACAGAACCGGAAGCAACCCACCTCAACGTGCCGCCGTTCTTCTGCGGCGACGTGGAACACCAATACGCTTTACGCTCACCGTTCGCGTCCAAGAAGTCGAACGCCATACCGTATTCGCCGGTACCGCTGATCGCGGCCGCAACCTCGCACAGGATAAGCCCCCCGCAAGTAACAGTCGCAGTCTTCTCAAGATAACCACTCTCAGGCTCAGTCCCAGGGGTACCGCTCCACGTGCTCGACCACTCAAACAAGGGGGAGCATCCGCACCCCGGACGCGCAAGGATGCCGGTGACGATGGCGACTTTCGCGTAGGTTTCCACCACGCACCTGTCACCGGCTCGGGCTCCCACACAATCCGTGGTCATCTGCAATCCCATGAGCGTGCCGCCGCTCATATCCACGTCAGCGGTCCAATACCCTCCTGTGTCGTACACCGTGTTGATGGTGCCGATGCGCGTGATGGTGGCTTCCGCCCCCACTTGGGAGGGCATGATTTCGGCCAGACGATTGCCGGCCCTTATCAGGTTCGACTGCATTTATGCCTTCACTGTTGTTGGTTCGCTTGGACGCTGGAAGGTACGGGCCTCGCATTCGATGGGAATACCGGCCTCCAAAGTGATATTCTGCGCGCGTATCGCAAACCTGCCGGAAACCGAGCCGGTCGGATACTCCAAGTCCACCACGTCGGTCAGATTCAAAGGAGCGTACACGTGCGTGAACGTGACCCTGTGAATCACGGATTGTTCGGTGCGTAGCAGTTCCAACGCCTTGTCCGAGGCGAGTTTCCTGCCTTGCTCGTCGGTAGTCACCTCGTCGGGGATGCTGGAATACTCGTAGGCGTGAGCCACCCTGCGGCCACGGCTGACAGTGCTGAACTCCGAAGCCGGGTCATCGTCAATCGCGGTCGAAACGTATTCCTTGTCCGTGTTGTAGTAGGTGACCTTCACCACGTTCGCCACCTCACGCAGGTCGCGTTCGTCGGTCATGGTGGTGAGGAACGTGGCGTTCGCACCCTCCTGAAACGTCCATTTCGGCTGGCGTTTGCCCGGCTCCACATACTTCTCCAATATGACGCGCCCGTACTCGTCGGTTCTCGCACTGGAGTATCCGGCCAAATCCAAGAGATCGTTCACCGCGTCAAGCTTGGTGCTGCCCTTGTCCTTGTCCTTATCGGACCTCAAACCGAACGTCCAATTATCCTTCAGCGTGTAATTGCCGGGATTGTAGGCCGCGACCTGAAGCCCGCATCCCTTGAGGATGTCGGCGGCGGCGGTCACGGCCTTCTTGCCCTTGCCTATCGTTATCGGCGACTCGAACATGTCGTCATCGACTTCTTGCAGCAGCCCGTACAAATCCAGTTGGCTGGAAGATTCCTTGCCGTTCACGCTGCGCTTGGGGATGTTGGGAAGGAACGTGCCCAACGGCACACTTGCCGTGGAACCGTCATGCCACGTGCAGTCGGCCCATATCCGTAGCCGGTCGGTGCCCAGGTCGGTCGCCCCCTCCACGGTCAGGGAACCGGATTCGCAGATATTGGTGTCCTGGTTGCGTTCGATGCTGCCCCCGGATATCACCCAATCCAACCGTCCGGTCTCCAAACCCGTGTTCCTGTTGACTCGCATCACACGGTAGGCGACCTTGAAAGGCTTGCTCCAATCACTCATAGGACGGGCTCCTCCCATGTCAATTGGGTCAGGTCGGCGGAATAGCTGATGTTCTTCTTGTCCGCGATGTCAACGCTCACGGACTGTTCCGCCTTCACGTAGACACGCAGGCCGGAAGGCTCCCGATACCATGCGTAAGGGTATCCGTCAGCCAACGAGAGTATCCGCAGCCACAACGCTTGGTCCCACTCCCATACGCCGGTGACGCTCACCGTGGAATCCAACTGGTCCAATTCGTAGCTGGAAGGCAGAGCATTCGCCCCGTCGCCCCGCGCGAAATGAAACTCGCTGGTCGAATGGGAACGCTTATGAGACACCGTGTTGTTATAGCCGAGCAATAACGTCTGACCCGCATCCGTGCCGAAGTTCAACACTCCGAACCCGGATTCGATGCGCGCGTCCACCATGCGTGCGATGGTCGTGCCCATAGCCGAATACGCGACCACCCTGTAATGGAAGTCGGTGTTCAACGGGGGAATGGGGTCCACGGCCAACTGCTGGTCCAACAGGTTCGAGGCGATAAGCACCTCCGAACCGTCAGGCATGACACGGATGACGGATGCGCTGACCGTCTCCGACTGGCCTTCCTCCGGCACGCCGAACGACACGATGACCAACGCCGCGTAATCATTGTTCGACTCTATCGCGGCCATCGGCTCGGCCGGGTCCGGCCAGTCCACGTCCCTCACGACGCTCGTGCTGGATTCCAAGCCGGAACCGCCGCGCACCACGAGCGTGATGGTCAACGTCGAATTGTTGTTCGGCAGATACTGGCTTGCGCCGATGCTCAGGCTTCGCGTGGAACCGTCCATCGTCTTCCGGTATTTCTCCACGCCGTCCGACTGGATGATGAGCGTCTGCGAGCTGACGCCCGTATCGTCCGCCACGGTCCACGCCACGGTGAACGGTGTCGCCGTAATGGTGCCGGAAGGCTTGTTGATGCTGATGTTCGGATATTTCGCGACCGTGAAGGTCACGTAGTTCGACCATGCGCCCCAGTCGGCGTGGATGCCCTTGGTGCGCACGCGAATCCTATACGAGCCGCAGCTTTTGGGCGTGCGCTGATAACTGGTGTTCGTGGTCTGCTCTTCGATGACCGTAACGTCCGAGGGGTCGGTGACCTCCACCTGCGCGGCGGATTGGGCGGAACCGTCAGGATGATTCGGTTTCCAAGCGACCGTCATCGGCTGATTGACAACATACGCGCCGTTCTGCGTCGGGTTCAGAATCGTCGGCGCGGAAGGGGCCACGGCCGTCTGGATAGTGTTGCTGTACGTCCAGTCGGAGAAGAGCGTGGTCTTGGAGTTGTCATCGCCGTAGACAGGTCTTCCCACTAACGCCGCGTACTGGACTTGGCCCGCAGGAGCTGCGGTGTCGGTCCACGTGACGTTCTGGATTCCGTTTATGTCGGGAAGCCAGCCTTCGGCCGTCGCACCGGGGGTGCCTCCGGTTATGTCGGCCCATTCGCCGCCGTTCACCCTGCGCCGCAGTCTGATGCCATACACATACGATTTCGACGCATCCACGGTCACGCGCACGGACTGTTCGGACAGTTTCACCGCGTTCACCGCCACGGGGGCGGCCGGCGTCGTGTAGATGTAGCCCGAGTACACATGGTCGGACACTCCGCCAGGGTTCTGGGCCGCGACACGGAACTGGTATCGGGCGTTCGCCTTCAACCCCGTGTACGAATAGTTCAAGGCGTCCCAGTTCAACGTCTTGACCAGACCCCACGCGCCTTGTGTGCCGCCGTTCAAGCCGACGCACTGGTCTGCGTAGATCTGCTTCCAATATTTTCGCGCCGCATTATCATAGTTCGACTGCCATGCGGCCTTCACGCTTGAATCATTGACCCGCGTCCATGATACGTTCTTCGGCGGGTTCGGTTTCGCATACGTGATGCCGGGAACCGTGAGGTTCACATGCGCTTCCGACCGTCCCGGCAAACCATATGGGATGTTCAGGAACGCGCGGCAGGAGAACGTCTGCGCGGACTCCTGCTTCGTGACGGTCACTTGCTGGGTGTGTAAATCCACGTCGCCGTTGAAGGACCGGTAGCCGAAGTTCACCGTGTTCGTGCTCGTGCTCACGCCATTGACCCAAGCGCCACCGGACACGGCATCGGACGCCACCCAGCGCGACGGGTCGGTGCGACGGTAGATGATGTGCACGCCTATGACGGCCTGTGTCGCGTTCTGCGAGACGATATCGGCTTGTACGCAGCAACGCCAGCCGCCGCCGATGATATTGCCGGCACCTTCAACCATGACAAACCTTTCTTGACGATGTTAGGAAACAGGAGGAAACCGTTGCAAGCTGAAACAAACTGGCTTGCAACGGTTCTCTGACGGTCAGCGCGGACGCATGTTGCGTTTCCGGGTGGCGGAAGCGACAAGGGTTTCCACCGCGTCGGCTATCCTCCGGTCGGAGGACTCCACGCCGTTGATAGTCACCGTGTTGTTCGTCGTGTTCCCCGTATTCGCGGGAAGTTCGACCTTTATCACCGGGTTGACTTCGACATTCCACGAGCCGTTCGCCGTGGATACGCGGCCACCGGTCGCATACGCCTGAGACTTCCTGCGAGCGTTCAACGCGAACGCGGACGGTTGCATGGCTTTCTCCACACTGCCGACCGCGTTCAACGTGTTCAGGAAACTCCTGCCATACAAGGCGTCAATCTTCTTGACGGCTGCGGCACGAAGCACCATCTCACCATTGGACAGCATCGCCGGAATCGAATCGGAAGTGGAAGTACCGGGACCATAGATACGACCACCGGTAGCATGACCGCCACCCCCGGATATCGTGTCGATGAAAGCCGTCCATGTGCGACCAGCGATTGACCGCAGAGTGGATAGCAGGTTCGACGCGACATCCAAAGCGTTGCCCATCGCATTCAACGTCGTGGAATGATAGGTGGGCACCTTGCCGATCATGCTTCGTGCCGTTCCGGCAAACGATGGCGTATTGCCGAGACCCGTAAACATGGACAACCACTGCTGAGGAATATTCCGAACCGCATTATTGGCGATGTTGGAAAACAGCGTCGTATTGCCGGAACCAGTCAATATAGACTGCCACTGCTGAGGAATGCTCTCAACGGCGTTCTTCGCGATACCGGATGGGCCACTGGTGCCATCAAGTCCGAACAGCCACGACCACCATTCATGGGGAACACTGAACACGTTCGCCTTAGCGGACTCGGTGCCCTCGCTGGTGTTATCGACGGCGCTGACGAGAATATTATTCTCAGCGAGCTTTTCACCATCGGACTCCCTATAGGAGGCGAGTTTCACCTGAGCGTCATCATCGTTGGCGTCGATGTTGAAGCTGACGCCCTTGGCGGCGGGAACCTTATTCTTCTCCACGTCCTTTATCTTGCCGGAAGCGTGGTCGATACAGTCGAGAATCCACTGTATCTGCTCGTCGGTCAGGTTCAGATAGCCGAGCTCGTCCCTGACCTTCTGCATGCGCTCCTCAGCGTTGCCCTCACCTGAGAACAGCCACTTGTAGGCTTTCTTGGACATGCCGAGAGCAAGAAGATTCTCCTTGACCTCGCCTGTCTCCCAGCGAGCATTGCCCTTCGCGTTCAACAGCAATGTGAGGTCCCTCTCGGACAAGTCGCCTTTCATCAGCTGCTCAACAAGACTGAGAACACCGTCCAACGTGGTGACCACTCCAGCTTCACGTAGCCGGATAACGATCTCTTTCTCACCATCGGTCAGACCGGATATGCCCTGCACGAGCTTATCCACCGCATCTTGGGCGATTTCCGAATGAGCGGTGATCGTGGTACCCACATCAGAGGGAATCAGACCAAGCGAATCAGCGTACCTTTCAGCAGCTTCCTCACTCATGCCAGCGGCCTGAGCCTGCTGCACGATGGCCTCACGCGCCTCATAAATGGAGTTTGCGGCCTTCTGCGTGTACTCCTCCACCTGACCGTTCTTCTCACCATAGGAGAGAAGCTGATGGGCGGACAGCAACGCGGTAGCGGCCACATCCTTCATCGCCTTGTCGGTGCGCACATAGGCGGCGTTGTTGGCGTCAGCCAGTTCGCCGTTTTCCTTGAACGCCTGACCGTTCGCCTTGACCGTCGTGGCGAGCGAGCTGAGCTTGTCGGACAGCGCGGAGGAGGAATCGGAGATCTGTTCGAGGGAACGCAGATATTTCATCTGCTCCTTGACGGATTTCTCCAAGCCTTCCTTGTGCTGCTTCTTCAACGCCTGCAACAGCGTGTCGGCGGCGATGGCGGCATCGGTCTGCTTCTCGACCATCATGCCGTACTGGTCGCTGGCCTTGTATGTCTCCTTGCTTTGCGCCTCCAACTGTTTGACGAGCTTCTTGTAGCCGGCCTCGTTGCCGCTGACCGCATCGGTCAGCGTACTGGTATTGATGCCCAGACGTTTGGCCGCGTCGGCTGCGGACGTGTAGCCGCCGCTGACCTTGACGAGCCATTCAGTGACCGCGCCGCCACCGTCCTTGCCGAACAGGAGCGACGGGTCATCCCACTGTTTCGTGGTCTCCGACTTGAAATCGTTGAACGCGTCCGCCGCCTCCTTGGCGTTGGACTTGATGCCCTTCATGCCGTCGATGACCTTGTCCATCGCCTGCTTGGATGCTTCCGCCTTCGTCGTGTAGTCGGATATCGCATTGCCGATGACGGCGATGCCCGCGCTGATTCCCAGACCGGCAACCGTCGTCCAGCCGCCGAACGCATCCCACAGGTTCTTCACGCCGGTCTTCAACGAACCGAACCTGCCGGACTGCTGTTCGGCCTGCTCCCCGGCCGAACGGATGGAGGCGATGGCCTGACCGTTCGCACCGACCAAGCCGCCCATGTCCTTGGAAGTCTCCTTGGCAGCGTTCCCCGGAAGGAGCAGCTTCTTCGAGTTAGCTTCCGCCGCCATGCCGAGGGAATTGACCTCGCTGATGGCACCGGACAGAATACCCGCATAATTGCCGGAACGCAACTGGTTCATCGCCTTAATCAGGGTGCCCATTTTCACGGACGCCTGTTCGGCGCTCAAACCCAGTTCGCTGAGCATCTTCTGGTATCGCATCGTGGACTGGATGTTCTGCAACATGCCGGTCTTCAACGACTCGAACGCCGTCTTGCCCGCACGACCGAACGTGGCCCACAATGTGATGATGCTTTTCACCGGCCCCGGCAACGAGTCGAACGCTTGGGCCACGCCGGTGGCACCCTTGGCGATGGTGCTGATAAGCGGGCTCACGGTACGCAAAGCGGACGCGAACGTGCCGCCGAACGTGCGCGACAACTGGCCCACCATGCTCGCCAAATCGGAGAACATGGGGCCCGCGTCACCCACCGCGTCAAACACCTGGCTGAACCCGTCGCGGACACCGGAACTGAAATCGCGGATTCCACCACCGGACTGCTGCAACACGCGACTCAACCCAGTGATGCCCTCGCCTACGATCTGGCCCGCGTCACCGAACACCGCGCGAGTGGTGTCCTTCAACGAGTACGCGGCGTCGCCAATATCCTTGAAAGCGTTGCGCATCTTGTCCTGCGCGTCCTGCGCACCAGCGCTCCAAGCCTCCAAAGTCTCTTGGAACTTGATGGTGTGAACGGCCTTGTTAGCTTTCTCCAAAGCCTCGGAAAAACCTTGGATACCGTTCTCGGTCTTCGCCAGAGTACCCAACGTGCCCTCAAACACGCCTATCAGGTCGAACACGGACGATTTCAGATAGCCGCCCTGTTCGATGGCCTTTTCCATCGCCTTAGAGACTTGACCGGTACGTTCGGCGGTATCCACCCAGTTCGCCCACTTCTCGGCCACGTCGGAAATGTAGGAGGCCATGCGGGGCAGATACTGGCTGGACTGGTCGCCCAAGCCGAGGAACGCGCGGGCCAGTGACTGCAAGCCCGGGTTCAGTTCGGACACCGCGAGACGAGTGTTCTCGAAGATACGCGGTAGTTGGTCGGCCTCGTTCGACTGGCGCACCACGTCGATAAGCCCGTTGAGCACCTTGCCTTCCTCGACGGCGATACCGTTCAAACCCTTGGACAGTGAGGGGGCCACGTCGTTGGCGAGACGGTACAGGTTATCCCCGTACTCGTTCCAAGCGTTGTCGCCCAACTCCTTGTTCAGGTTCGCCAGCGAGGTCTTGGTAACATCGAACTTTTCCTTCAAATCACCGAACACCCGGTAGCCCACGTAGCCTGCGGACGCCAGACCAGCCAACGCGGCGGGAGCGGCCAACGCGGCCTTGCTCATGGACACGAGGCTGACGCCGACACCACCCGCAGTGCGTCCCAGGTTCAGGAGTCCGGCACCCAACGCGGTGACGCCGGCACCGAGAATCGACCACTTGGGAACCACCTTGTCGAGCTTGTCGAACAGGTTCACAAGACTGTCGAACTGGTTCTGCACGCCCTTCAAACCGGTCGCACCACTGGTCATGCCGGAGAAAATCTTGCCAAGGTCAGTGCCCTTGAAATTAGCGAAGATGTCGATGGTGCGGGGGCGGGTGAAGTAGGCGAGATGGGCTCGGGCCAACGCGGTCTCCAAGTCCAAATCCATCTTCAGCTCGTCGTTCTTGTCCTCGAATTTCTTCAGCTTCTCCTCGGCGCGACGCATTTGCAGGTCGAGGTCGGCTTCAAGCTCCCAACGACGTTCGGGATTGGCTTTGATCTTGGCGGCGGTCTCACGCATCGACGCGATGATTCGTTCCTGATCGACCTGCCAGTCCACGGGAATGTCGAGGCGCGTATGACGCAGCTTCTCCAACCGGGCTTCGAGCTTGTCGGCGTTGTCCTCCCACACCTTGACACGGACGTTGACCTCATGCTCCCGGTCGAGTTTGGCGCGCAGCTTCTCCGCGTCATACATCAGTTCCGCGTATTTTTTGTCCCATTGGCTCTTATCCAATGTGGCTTTGGCGGTGATCGGCTTGCGGGATGCGAAGTCGCGCAGCTTCTTCAACTGGTCGAAGGTATTGTTGAGCTCCTTGCCAAGGCTCTTGTCGATGCCCATAGGCTTGAACTTCTGGAACGCGGCGGAAAGCGCCTTGACCTGAGTCTCCTGCTCGTCGAACAGGCTGGTCAGCTCGCGGGCGGTCTTGCGCTGCTTGTCCATCGTGCGGCGTGAATCGTTCTGTACCGCGTTGAGGCGTTTGACGCTGGTTTCCGTGTCACCGAACACTTCGGCCAACGCCTTCTGGCCAGCCGTGAGCTTCGGCAGCTGCTGAAGCTGCCTGCGGTTCAGCTTCTCGGACTTCTCCTCAAGGTCGAGAATCTTGTTCAGGCCGGAGAACAGCCGGTCGTTCTCACGGTTGAAGTCATTGAGCCGCGCCTTGCGCATGAGCTCGGCGTCCGAATACTTGGAGATGGCGTCGGTCGCCTTCTCCCACTTCTTGGTGTTGGAGTCGATAAGACGCTGCTGGGCCGCTACCTTGTTGTCGAAATCAGCGGAGAAGAGCTTGTCCTGCGCCTTCTTGTTCTCCGCTATCTCCTTGCCTACTGCCTTCAGGTCGGCCTTCAGGCCCTTGAGCTGTTCGCGCAGCTCGGGGATGCGACTGTTCTTGTACCAGTTCGCGGTGTCGATGTCCCCGGCCTCGCGCAGCTCCTTCATCTTCTTGATGGACCAGTCAAGGGTCTTACTGACATCGGCCTGACTGCGGGTCAACTGCTCCTGACGTTTGCGCCCGTTCTCGATGGCCTCCGCGTACATGTCGTAGGCGGCGTGCTCGTCCTTGATGAGCACGGTCTGCCTACGGGATGCGGCCGTGGCCTCCTTGTCGTAGCGGGCACGAGCCGAACGCATACGGGAGAGACTGTCCTGAAGACTGTCGGCCACGGATTTCTGCGACTTCTTGACGAACGCCTCCGTCTGGCCGACGGTCCGCTTGGTCTGGTTGGAAAGCCGGTGAATCTTCTCATTGAACGACGTATCGTCCAAGTCGAACCTGCTAGTGACCGGCTTCTTCTCCCACTGCTCACGTTGCGCCCGAATCGCCTTGTCGATGGCACGCAAGCCGGACGGGTCGCCATCGATCTTCACCACGTTGGTGAGGGTCTTGCCGTCAAGGTCGCGCATCTGCTCCTTGGCGCGTGCGACACCCTTCGTGTTCACATCAACGGTGACCTCAGGGTGGCGAGAATGCAGTTCCGCGTTGAGAATCTTCCAGAAATTATCGGTGTCCGGGCGAATATCGACGCCGACCGCGCCAGCAGTATACAAGGCCATGAGAAAACCTCCGGAAGGATAAACGAAAACCCCTCGTGGAATGCGAGGGGTTTTCTGTTAAAAACTGTTGCCACCGAACACGGCACCCAACATGCCCGTGATCTGGGCGAACGACTTGCCCGCCGTGGTAAACGACTTCGACGCCATCGAATCGGGCTTGTCCACCACTCCGGGCGGGTTGATGGGACGGGGCTTAATCTTCTTGTCGCCCATCATCCGGGCGAGCATCACCCTGAGCACGTCAAGCGTGTTCGCCATGTCAAGCATGAGCATCTGCGACTGCCCATAAGTGACATAGGAAAGCCGTGGCGTCTCCTTGGAATCGGACGCCGGCAAAGGGTGATGCTCCATCATGTACGCGCGGTACAGGCTTCCGTCAACGCCTTCCAACCCGTCCAACAGGGCGCACAGCCATACGGGTTCGTCCACCTTCATACGGGCCGGGAGATTCAGATTGTAGAAGCGTTGGAAATCGGAGCAGACCGCTACTCGGCTTTCGTCAAGCGCGTCTTGGAGCCGCTTGATTTTCCCAGTGCCAATGCGTAGAACGAGGTCAGGGACACCAGCAGCACGAACAGGTCCTCCAAGGTGCGGCCCTTCGTGAATTCCACCCACTGCTTCTCGTCCACGGCGATGTCACGATAGAACATGTCGGCGTACTGGGCGATCTCGGCCATGAGCACGACGGCCTCGTCCTCGTCGCGCTTCTCCTTGGTTTTCTTCTTGCCCTTGTCGGCGGCCTCGTCATCGAAGACGCCCGTGTCGAACAGTCTGGTCTGGCGTTCGCTGACGCGCTGCCACGTCACACGGAACTCGGCGGACTGCGCCACATTCAATTCCTGCGGCTTCACCATGTCGGGAAGCTCCTCGAACAGGGGAAGGCTCTTCAATTCATCCCAAGTCTCAGGGGTCTTGTTCTCGGTGGTTTCAATGTTCTCTGCCATCATCGGCTCCTATCCATAAAGTGTGAAAAATGGTTCCTATCCGAAAAAGAGGAATATCCTTGCCGCGCGGATAGGTACGCGGCAAGGAAGAATCCAGGTCAGGCGGCGGCAGCGAAATCAGCCGGGCTGAGGTAGGCTGCGGACGTGAACTTCTTGGCCGCGTCACGCGGAAGCGCGCTGGAGGTCTTGATGTTCGCCTGAGCGGAGAACTCCACGAACGAATCCGTGGAAAGAGCAGGCAGACTGGAGAACGCGATATCCGTGTTCGGCAGCAGCAGGCCAGCACGCGAGTTGATGTTCGTGTCAGACCAGAGGATGAACAACGCCTTGTTGATAGGCGTCTTCTCCAGACTGAACGCCACGCCGACATCGGGCATGTCGACCGCGTTGTAGAAGGTCTTGAACGTGCCCTTGTCGCCCTGCACCGAATTGAACGTCACAGTGCCGGTGGTCTGGTCGTACTGGGTGCGGAAGGCGTTCTTAAGCCACGTGGAAAGCGTGGTGGCGTCGCCGCCGTCCAACGCGAACTCGGGCAGGTTGTCGTTCGACATGTGGCCAAGGTTCGTCCACATGCCGTCGCCCACGCCCACGGTCGCCGCCTCGACGGTGAACTGCTTGAGCAGTGCGGAGGTAATGGTCGTATCGGCCTTCGCCATGAAGATCGCTCCTCGGACGGCGGTCAATACGCCGTCATCGTGGATGCCGATTTCGTCAGCCATATCGTTTTCCTTTCAAATATGGAAAACCCCGCAGCCGTGCAGGCGTGCGGGGTCTGATTGTGTGATTGATGGTTTTTCAGATAAGGTCAGCCGCGTGGGGACGCGGCCTGTATACGTTTCGTGGAAGTCCACGCGACGATGCTTTTGGAACTGGTCATGTCGCCGGAAGACCGGGACTCGAAACCGGGGTTGTCCACTATGCGCCCGATTTTCCCGTACATGGTTCCCGGCTGGTACGGCCATGCGGATATGCAACGGTGCAGCCATCCGCAGATGCGGGCCACCCGTTCCGGGTCACGGCCCAACACCGTCAAAGACAGCGTGTACTGCCATATCCAAGCCTTCAGATTCCAGTCGGGCTGCTCAGGAGCGCCGCAATGGTAGAGAATCACGTCATGGGACAACAGGAGCGAATCCGTGGCAGGCGTGACCTCCGGTTGGATGACCGGCCTGAAATCACGGTTCTTCCATTCGACGGCGTCCAGGTAGGCGCGTGTCATGGCGACCGCATCCAACTGTTCCCTTACGGAAAGGTCAAATATCGTGGGGTCAGACATATTTCGCTTTCGACATGATGAACAATCCCGGCATCCAAGCACTCGGGCTTTTGATGCCGTACTTGTGTTCCAGCCACCGGTTGAAGTAGCCGAACTCCAAGTGGGAGGCGATCTCGGAACCGTCACGGCCCTTGACGCTCATGATCACGGCGGTATGCGTGCCATGCGCGTGCGTGCTGATGTCGATGCGGTTGGCGACGGACGAATGCTTCGCCTTCATGTCAGCCAGCGCCTTCGCCTTCGCCTCGACCTTCTCCGCCACGGGACGGGTCGCTTCGGCTCCGAACAGTATCGCCATGTCACGGTTCAACACCCTCGCGGGCTTCAGTTTCACGTACCCCATGTGCGGCTCCCCTCGGGCGGGACAGGCGGTTTCAACCCGTTGTCCTCGGTCGCATGGCCGATGCATCTCGCGGTGATGTTCCAATGGTGGGCGGCATCCGAGGCGTGACGCATCTCCATAGGCGGGCCGTCAACCTCGTAACAGGCGTTATCGAACCAGAACTGCGTGTTGATGTCCCCATGCCATTCCGGCGCGAGAACGGTCACCAGAGCATCCTCACGCAGGCCACCTGTCGATTGCGGCGTGGTATCCTGCGCCCAGTTCTTCGAAAACGTGCTGTTCTTATTGATTCGAGGCTCGAACGAGCAGTAACAGTAGGAGGCGTCCCCATCCGGCACCGTGCCGGCACCGTAGGGTGTCTCATACGGTTTCATCGGCTGCACCACGATCATGTCGCGGTGCAGAAGATCATCCGTGATGCGGGGTTCTGTCTCCACGTCATCGAACAGGTGGGTCTCCTCGGGCTGCTCCCCGTCATACAGGTGGCTCATGGTCAGCCCCCGAAGCCGGGGTCGAAGCCGAGGCTGATGTGCCCGCCGCCCTGCGAACTGGTGTAGCCGGTGAGTATGGCCTTTTCGTCCTTTGCGACGAACAATCGGGGACTGGGATTGTAGCCCGGAGTCACCGGCTGGTCATCGCGCCGCGTGTACGAGTAGTTACCGTTCGATTCGGCCTTGTACTTGTATTGGCGGGCGAGACGGAGAACCATATCGCATACCACGCCAGCGAAGTCCGATTCGCTCAGACGCCGCCTGCGCAGCCGCGCGTACACGTTCGGGCATTCGGCCATGCACAGCAATGCGGCCTTACGGCACTGCTGCTTCACCCACGAATCGGGGAAACCGGTGTCCTTGTCGAACAGTTCCGGCTCCCCGGTCGCGTTGAGCCGCATGTACTTCAACCAGTCGATGTTGTCGATAAGCGTCGTGGACATGCTGGCTCCTTAAGCTCAGCCGTTGAGGACGGTCGCCTTGAACGTGCTATTGGACTGGACGAGAACCGGCAGCATCGTGCCGTTCACGTAAGCCTCGTAGCCCGGAGTAGCGGACGGAATGTCGAGAATGGCTCCAATCGGGCCGGCGTCGTACTGGCGGCTGATGCCATACACGGTGGACTGCTTGGCTTCAGCGGTCGGGCCGAGAGCCGTGTAGCCGAGGCCGGTGTCGTTCAGGCCGGGCAGCAGCAGAACGGTGTTCTCCGGGAAGAAGGAGGCCACGCCGCCCGGCAGAATGATCTTCTGCTGGCGGGCGAACTCCTCATACGTCTCATCAACGAGCAGAACGTCGCTGATATTCGCATAGGAGGAAAGAACGCCACGTACCTGGGCTTCGCCGATGAAGGCGGGCAGCATGTCCGACTGGGCCTGACCCGCGTAGAAGTACTTCATCACGGCGGCGTTCTCCATGAGCGTGTTCATGACCTTGCGGGTCGTGACCATGACGCGCGGGCGGGTGCCCTCGGCCTTGTACACGAGGTCGCTCCATTTGCGCAGGTCCTTGATCGGGTCGCTTGCAGCGTTGGACCACAGGTTGTTGGCCTTGAGTTCGACGGCGAGCGAGGCGTCTCGCGCGTAATCCCAGTTGGCGGTCAGGTTCGACTCGCCGATGCCGAGCTTGGCGTCCACGGCGACGGCGACGTTGGCCTTCTCCGTACGGTAGGCCATTTCGGTGCCGAGGCGGGCAAGTGCCTCACGCAGCTCGTCGGAAGCCTCGGTGGCGGTGGCGGCGACACGTCCGGCTGCGATGTCGTGCTCGCTGATGCGGTGGCGCTTGCGCAGCGGCAGCATCTCCGTATAGGATTTCTTGCCGCCACCGGTGGTCTTGTCATACGGGGCTTCGCTATCCCATGTCGAATACTTCATTTCCTCGACCTCGAAGCGCGGCTGGTTCGGAACCCAGCTCACGTTCAGACCGGTCGGGTTCATCACATCCGGCAGAATCTTGCCGAACGGCAGAATCTCGCGCGTGGACTGATATGCGCCGAGCACGATGGCCGACGCCTCGGCGGGCGTGATGATGTCCTTGTTGATAAGGGCCATGATGTTCCTTTCGGGTATAAAAACCCGCCACATGGGGCGGGTTTCAGAAACGAATGATTAAGGTCACTTAGCGGCCATGACGCCGGCAGTGCGCAGATTGGCGAACAGGGTGTTGACCGCAGTGACGATGGCGGCGGCGTCGGCACTGGTTGCGAGGTTGGCGACGTTCGCGGCCTGCTTGACGCCACCCAGTGCGCTTGCAGTGGCGTTGGTCAGTTTGTAGGCCGGAGCGGTGCCGGCAGCGGACGGGGACAGCACCGTCACATCGCCGCCAGCGTCCTTGTCGTAGTCGAGAATAAGGCCCTCGAAAACGGTGCTTTCCGCCAGTGTGACCGGCAGGTTGTTGCGGTCGATGACGGCCATGTAGCGCACGCCAGCGGTCGGATACTGGTCCTCGAAGCCGGAGCGCGTGAACACCACGTGCAGCTGGCTTTCAAGGAAACCGGCGACCTTGAGCTGGCGGCCATCGGTGGCGGTCGGGTCATACGGGCCGAACAGGCCGGTGCTGGTGACCTTGGCGACCGGAATGCCGGACTTCAGCCAGGCGTTGAAATCATCCGGGTCGATGGAGGCGAAGTACTTCTGTTCCTTCTCCTTGTCGCCGGTGAACAGGCTCAGGTCAAGCTGCGCCTCACGAATGCCATCGGTGATGCGGTTGATAAGCCAGGACTGGTCGTCCTGCGGCACCGTATAGCCGGTGGTGTGAACCATTTCCACGGGTTTAGCCATTGGGGTTCTCCTTACTTTTTGTCGTTGTTGATGGACGCGAACTTGCGCCCGTAATCGTATGCGGCAGTCAATCCGCCACTGGCCGTCGAACCTTGAGGATGAGGCGCCGTATGGCTGTATCCCTCCAATACGGAGGCGGGCAGGGGCTGCTGCTGTTCTTCTTTCTTCCCCTCGTCGGCAACCGTTTCGGTCTGCGCGGGAAGAATGAACTGGGATGCGTTCTTCGCCCACTCCTCGATGGCCTCGGCGTCCGCGTCCTTGGGTGCAAGGGCGGCGAACACCTCATCGGTGAGCTGCGGGTATGCGGCCTGCGCCTTGAGCTTGGCGATCTGGGTCTGAGCCTGCGCGTACTGGTGCTCCACGTCGGCCAGCTTGCTTTCCGCATCGGTGGCGCGCTTCAGGTTCGCGTGGCTCTTCTTCTCGTTCTCGCGGCTCATGGCCTGCCACATGGACACCTTGTCGGCAAGGTCGTTGCTGTCGGCCTTAGGCGTGGTGTCGTTCTGTTCGCCCGTTCCGGGCTCACCGTCCACGGTCGTTTCGACGATGGGGGTGTTTTCGTTGTCAGCCATCAGGGATGGTTCCTTTCAACTTGGTTGCTGTTACGCGGCAAGGCGAAGCCTCGCCCTGAGTTGTTGCGCGAACGCAAGGTTTGACGCCAGCGCCTGTTTCAGGTGCGGCGAAGGTTCGAAATGGTAGGTGTGCTCCTCGTAGCGGAAGTGTTCGGCCTTTCCGGTCGATTCGACCTTCCGGTAGTATGCGGTGAACACGTTGGCTCTCTCCAACATTCGTTGAATCTGCTCCCGTGTCATATCCGCGTCGGGCTGATGCCAGTCCACGTCCTTGCGGGGCTTGACATCCTTGGCGCTCAATACGGGGCCTATCTCGCTGTTGGTGAGGGTAAGCACGCGGGTCTGCCGGAGTTTCGCGGATGCGGTGCCGCCCGCCTCCTTGTAGATGCGTTTCAGGTCATCGTCGTTGAGTCTCAGACCGGGGTCGTTGTCTCCGACGATGGGGAGCACGGTGCAATGGCAGTTGCCGTGCAAAGGCATGAGCGCGGCTATCGAATACACCCTGTCGGCTGCGACCACGCACAAGCCGCACGTGCCCGTCTTGGACAGTTCCGGGTGGATGATGCGCCGGTATCTCGTGACGCCGGACTTACGGTATCGTTCCAACGTGGCATGGGTTCCGGCGATCATGGAATCAGTGTCGATGATGTCGATAAGACGCTCGTTCGCCTCTTCCAGCCACCTGTCAACGGAACGCTGCGCGTCGGCCTCAAGGTTCTCCCACGCGGACGGGCGCAAGTGAGGCTCCTTACTGGAAGCGTCCCTGTAGGATTCCACGGGGCGGAGCATCATCTTCCACGGGTCCGTGTTGTCCCTGACCACCTCGAACTCCGGGAGCTGACCCTGCGCGGTGGCGCCGACAAGTCCGAGCGCGAGGTCGGCATAGGCTATGCCAAGTCGGCGCATACGCTCCACGAACGCCATATACCGTGAGGTCAGGTTAGCCGACGCGCCCTGCGTGATGGCATCGTTCCACCAGTCGGCGGGAGACAGGCTCTGCCACATCTTCCATGCGGCGGTCACGTATTCCTCGACCAGTCGGGCGCGTTCGCGCTCGTACCGGCTCATGCGCTGGTTGAGAATCTGGGTGATGTCGGCCATCAGAACGTCTCCACGCCGTCGAGACTGGTGACGCTATCGGAAACGCCGTCGCCGTTCTCGTCGCCGTTCAAACCGTTAACGGCGGACTGGGTGGTTTCATCCCATCCGGTCGCCGGCTGCACGGCGCCCTGCAGTACGGGCTGATCGGCCGATTGGTCGGAGAATGTCAACTGGTCGGACATGCGATTCATGTCATCCTCGGCTATATCCTGAGCTGTGAAACCGAAGTCATGGGTGAGAACCGTGCGGCGGGCCATCAGACCGGACTGGTATTTCAGCTGGCCGGATTGGGCGAGTTCCAGACTGCTCGTGGACACCATGGGCTTCCACATCAGCTCGAAATCGTCCTCGGCGGCGCTGCCCTCGCCGTTCAACGTCAACGCCATGCGAATCATGCGCCCGATGGCCTCGGACGCGAGGGCGTTCAGGTTCTCGACCTTGAACCGCAGCGTCTCGCGCTTCAACTCGGCACCGTTGGCGGAACCCTGCACGTCAGGGCTGAGAATATCCAACGGGATGCCGGCAGTGGCCGCAAGATGCTTGATGTCGGCGTTGATGACGTTCTGCAAGCCATTCAGATCGGTGGTCTGAGACTCCCATATATCCACGCCGTCCGGCAGGTTCCATAGTGCTGCGGGACCCATGGCGAACCTTTCAGAAAGGTCGATTGGGTCACCCTCATCCTTCAAGCCCTGAATGACCTCGATATCCTCAGGGCCGTATTCAAGGTTGATGTCGCCTTTGATGGCGCGTTGGCGGAACGCCTGCATCATGGTTATGCACAGGCGGTCGAAAATCTGACGGTCGATACGGCGCAGAGTATCAAGAAAAGGCTCGAACATGCCCATGCCGTCCGGCGTTGGCAGTTTGACCACCGGAAGGCTTTCGCAGGCTAGAGCGTAATCGTAGGTCTCATCGCCCTGTGCCCACTCCCAAGTGTTGCCCGGCTCCCATGCCTTGCCTTCTATGGCGAGCTGTGCCACGGCCTCGTCATCGTCGGGGTCAGTCACCGTGCGTTCGCTCTCGCGCGTGGCGAGCTTGGAATACACACGTTTGATATTGCCGGCTTCGTCGCGTTCCATGCTGAACAAGCGAATGTTCTCGACCCCATCACGGGCGTCATAGCTGTAATGGATGGCCGAATCTTCATCATCCGACATGTAGCAGCACCAAGGGCTCCACGCCTGCACCAGCTTCTTCCCGCGCCCCTTGTTCACAAAGCCGTAGGAGGCGCCGTAATCCGCAGTGTCGGGGAACAGGTGGCAGCGCAGCAGCGTGTCCATCATGCAATCCCGGTACATGGCGTCGGCGGCGGTGTCCTTCACCTTATCGTCGGATATCTTGCGGAAACCGTTCGGACGCTGACGGTCGGTCACGCTTTCGCTGATACGGCGAGCCAGATTCAACGTGCCTATCTCGCGCATGGTGCGGTACACGGGAGCCGCGTTCGGGCTTGTGCTGCCGGGCACGCTCGTGGAGTCCACAAGCTCCTTGCCGTCCTTGTACTGTTTCAGAACGGCGAGCATGGGAAGCCTGCGCCCCCAAGCCGTAGCAAGCTGGGTGAGGTTCCAGGCATCCGTATCCTCGACGGTCGCGTTCCTGATGGCAAGCTGCACGTCGGGCATGGGCTAACCTCCTAATAGATGCGAATGGGCGCGCGACGCCTCTTCTCCTCGGCTATCTCCAGATAGCGGGCGCGTGCGCGGTATGCGAGAATGCCCGCGACGCAGGCATCGATCTTGTTCGGGCTGGCCGGTGATTCCTTGAGAATCTTGTAGCCATACGATTTGTCCACCCGGCGTGGATGCCGGAAATGGTTGACGAGCCTCGGGTCGGCAAGCAACGCGATGCTGTTCAACGCTGGCTTTCTGCCTTCCGGCTCCTCATACGGGTAGCGGAAACCTGTGGCCGCGTTCTCCGTGGCCTGATACATCTCGTTCTTCCAGTTGTTCGTATAGAACTTGACGAGATCGCCGTTCTTGCGGGGGCCGACCTTCAGTTTCTTCCCGTAGTCCTTCTCCCAAGCGCCTATCATCGACTCGAAGAAGGCCGCGTCGGCAAAGAAGCCGACCACGTTGTACTTGTCGAGCATGTCTCTGGCGGCTTGGTCGAAAGCGTCACGGTCAACCCTCCACGTGGCCTTCTCCGGCCCGTCCGGGCATTGCTCCAGCTTGATAAGGAACAGCATGCCATCGGACACCCTGCAACCAACGAGGGCTGTGGAGTCCTTCGACACGGAACCGTCGAAGCCGAGCGTTATCGGCTCCTTCTTGGTGACGAATTTCTGCCAAGCGGTTTCGAGCTTGCGGGAACCCAGATAACCGGCCATCTCGTCCTTGTACAGGACATGGGATTGAATGTCGGACTCCCTGAGCCAAGCGTTCTGCACGCTGGAAAGATTGTTCAGGAAGTAGCGAATCGAATCTGCGGGATCGGTGTCCGGCTGATAGATCTGGTCAAGCTGACCATCCAACGTCAACCACCCGTCCTTGGACGGGCCAAGCTCGCCATCGGTCAGCGAATAACGGCCATCGGCGCTCAGACCGGTCTTGTTCTCAATCGGCACGTCGGTACCGTCCTTGAGAATGATATGGTCCTTCCCATCAGGGCTTTTCAAGGATTGACCGTAGGCAATCTCAAGAGCCTTGGTCATCTTCTTCTCGTCCGAGAAGTCCTCCACGTCCAACGTCGCGTACACATGGTCGAAGTAGATGCCGGCACGATGCTTGATTCGTCCTGCGGCCACATCCCACGCATACTTGTACGACGCTTCAGCGATACTGCCCTCACCGGGACGGTACATCGTGGAGGTCTCCATCATGAACGTGCCAGCGGTACCGGCACGCTTGCCGAGGTTACGGGCCACGGTCTTGTACACGTTCCACAGCTTCGGCTGCACCATAAGATGCGTCTCGTCGGCAAGACCACAGGTGGTCAGCTTTCCATCCTGACTGGAAGCGCCAGAAGTGATGGGCATGATGATTCCGCCCTCGGGAAGCATGATACGGGTCGTGCCCACATCCATGCCCATGCCCTTCCAATCGGACAAGGGGCCGGAATCGCAGTTGTAGTAGATGGACTCGAACACGTTGCCGGCCTGCTGTTCGGAATTGGCCAAGCACACGACCTCGGGTTGGGTGACAGGCTTGCCCACAGGCTCACCCTCGCGATACTCGTATGTCTCACCCATGAACGTGTAGGTCTCGCCCTCACGCGCCCAATGGTCGAAACGACAAGGACCGAAACCCTCGAACATGCCAACACCAGCGGCCTTGCCCGACTTGTCGCGACCCTTGGCTCGGGAAAGGAACAGACGATTGAACTTGCGTTTGCCATTCCTCTTCAACGCATAGGCGCCGACCATGAACTGGTACTCGTCCAAATCGAAATGCATAGGCAATCCGATGCCGTCGCCACGACCGATAAGCGTGAACGTCTCAATCCACCACACCGCCAGATGACCGAGGGAATGATCGTACTCCCACTGCGTCAGCTGGGGAATAATGTCATGCGCCACCGTTCACCACCCTCAACTGACGGCGGCGACGGTCAACATCCTCCTTCACCGCCTCGCCACGGGTTTCCGGGCGACCGGTTCCGGTACTCATATCATCAGCCTCAATGGCCTCGATCTTCGCCTTGATGCGGGCGGCGGGCGTGATAAGAAACGAGTCCTCACGCTGACGAATCTCAGCGGCCATCACCGCAGAAGGCTTCGACATACGCCAGTAATCATCCTTCAGCTTCGCCAAATCCATCAGCGAAAACCAGTCGGCCTCCATGCCCATGCGCGGAGCCATAGGTCCCGTCTGCATCGACTTGTACCAGCGTTTCGTCAAGTCAAGCCACTCACGCCCATCAGGACGAGTCGCGGGCAAGTCCAGACCCATCACGGTATCAGGACTCTTCAAAACCATATTCCTACCGGCCTTGCTACGACCGGAATGACCATTGCCAGCCATGCTTCAACCCCATTCCGCCCGTTCCGGGCACGCCGAAGCCAAGGCATTCCGCCTACAGGCAACGGTTATGGACTAGAAGTCGGTTCGCCAAAGTCGCCTGACGCGACTTCTCCAAAGGAACCTTCCACTTAAACGCCGGACCATCAGGCCCGAAAGAATCAACATCGACCCTCTTGCCGCACACAGCGCACACGCCATCGCATTCCGCGATGACATCCGCGTCGGTGAACGACTCCACCCGAATATCCGGCTCGATATCCTCGGCCTCGACCTGCTTGACGAACAAGGGGGTTTCCGGATTGGGGGGATACTTCACAGGGTCTTTATCCGACAGCCGCTTGTACTTGCTGCGATGCCTGCCGGAACAGAAAATCTGGTCAACACGAGACGGTTGAAAATAATGGCCTATAGGACACAAACGGGTACGAAACGGGATAATCGGACTCCCCGCATACCGGTCACGGTCATAATGATGACGGCACAAGCCGCGCGCATACACCGTATTCCCGCAGCCGGCCACCATGCATACATAGCCGCTCACTGAAACGCCGGATGCGAATACCATTGCTCTTCCTTCCGGCGTTCACGATTCATGCGCCGCTGCTCAGCGGACTCCTGCGCGGTTTTCTGCGAATGATGGTACGGGCACAAGGCCCACAGATTCGACGGGGAATCATCATCGGGCTCACCGTTCTTCGCGCGAACCTTATGATCGACCTCATTGGCCGAATAGCCGCAAATATGCTTTGCCCCCGTATGCCAATCAGTCACAATCCACTGGCATCGATAGCGGTCCCGCTCCAATATCTGCTTGCGGGTCCGCTCCCATCCGGGATTGAACCGTGCATCACGGTTGGAAGATGACCAAGCCATGATGACTCCTTATATATAAGGGGACGGAACCGGTGGGAGCGTGGCGAGCGAGCATTCCAACGGGGTTAATCCAAATACAAGGGAGTTGGCCCACGGGCCACCGGTTCCTAGAGGCAATCCCGAGAATCGAACTCGAACCTGCGTTTTACGAGAGCGCCGCTCTTCCAATGAGCTAGAATGCCACGCCTCCCACTAGAGGGAGCGCTATTCAGTTATTGCCGTACGGCATGGCGTGAAGCCGCCGCCGGCGACTGGCAATGACCGAGAAGCTATCACCGCCAAGAGCTGCCTCTTCTCAAGGCATCGCATACCCGGAAAGAATCGAACTTCCGTAACCGGTTTTGGAGACCGGTGCCTGAACCACTCGGCCACGGGCATTTGGGGTAGTCAATTGTTTAGGCTGGCTGACATACCTTGACCAGACAGCGGAGAGAGTGGGAGTCGAACCCACACGCCCGTCAGGGCAGACTGTTTTCGGAACAGTTGCCGCCGCCAATCGGCTGGCCCCTCCAAATCTCGCAACGCATTGCACGATCAGTATGCAACGATCTCCGGGCGCTACCCGACATTCTCTGCAACCAAAGCCGCCTAGGTGCTCAGCCCCAGTTCCCTGCCAGATTCTTGAACTACATCGCGATTGTGGTGCCGGAGAGAATCGAACTCCCAACGCCCGAAGGCAGCGGTGTTACAGACCGCGCGCACTCCACGTGCTCGACACCGTGGAAGCCATCTCAGACTCCCGCCGCCCAGCGAACCGGGGGCACTCCTCAGCCGACGTCAACCCACGCGAAGCGGGGAGTCGGCACACGATGCTGTGCGGAGATTCTGCACGACGCCGGTTCACGGGCGGTCAAACCCCAACCGACAGTCACGACCTTGACCGGCCTTACTGACCATCCTGCGGATGATGCAAGATTTGCACTTGCGAACCTTTTACGGTTTACGGCCTAGCAAGCCGCCGCATTCGTCTACTCTGCCAATCATCCACGGCCACGCCCCCGGTCCAAGAAAACAACACCAATACAAAACGGAATCCCAGAGAACTCGACCTTACAAATCCTCGTAAAACTGTTTTGACGGTTCGGTTTTCAAAAAAGGCGTGGCCTAGTCGTGAGAGAGGGAATCGAACCCACAACACACCGGGTTTGAGCCGGCGTCCTCTACCAATTGGGATATCTCACGCAAATATGAGAAAACCCCGCGACTGCGGGGCCTCGTCTTGTCAGGAACCTGAGCTTCGCTCCATTCCCCAACAATCCGTCTACACGACATTTTACTCACAACAAGCGTTGCGGCAAGCGTTGCAGTGAAGAAAATGTGAAAGAACAGCACTCACCACAGAAGCGAACGGTTTTTCCATAATAGCCCCAGATCGCATCCAGCG